ATGGAAGAGATCAAGCGGCTGATTCGCGAGGAGGAGGCCCAGACCACCGCCGAGTACGCGCTGGTGATACTGGGGGCGTCGGCGGTAGCCGGTGCTCTAATAGCGTGGGCAATATATCGAGCAGGATAGCGTTATTGCCTGGGGACAATGGTGATTTCCGTGTGGGGATACTTCCGATCGCACAGGATCGCGGGGAACATCGGGCGGACCAGGTGGCGGGGGTTATCGTCGGGAAGTATGCCGGCGTGAACGAGTGCATCAAGGGATAGCTTGAACGCCGTGGCCTGGTTGTCATAGTCACGCCGGCGCTTGTCCTTGAAGTAAATCTCAATATTGAGATCGATTCTCTCCAGTTGGGGAACGTGCTGTTCCAGGCACAACGCCCAGATAGCCCTATCCCACTCTTCGGTGAAGGGGATCCGGTCCCGCCAACACATACGCTGCCATTCGTTTAGCGAAGGCGGGACCAGGGGAACGTCGAGGATCCAGGTCACCAGGGGTGACTTTCCTTGCAATATTATTGTAGAGTACTTCGTTCTGGATGCTTGTAAGTGTTGTACGTGGAGTGCACGCCAGAAGCCCCGAGCGCCGGCAGCAACGCCGTGAGTATAAGCTCAATGACATCCACCTGCTTGGTGAGCCCCACGTACACGGCCAGCCCGATCCCCAGGAACAGGCTGATAAGCGGGATATACTTGCTCGGGATGCTTACCGCCTGTCTCACTATCGTGATCAGGATGAATATCCCAGCGATCCCAACCGCCATCAATTCGGGTACGTTCATGTCTACCTCCTCCTCATCATCTCGATCAGCTTCGCGATATGTCTTTCCGTCCTCCTGAATTGCCGTTGAACCTTGCCGTTATACACACCTTCCGCGTGGACGGCGTTGAGCAGTCGGTAGAGCGTCGCCTCGAATATTTTCCCGCTGTCCTTGACCACCCGCTCAAACTCGAACATCACCCTACCTCGCCGACTCCGCGAACTTGACTGTTATCTCACCCTCCAGGCACTCCATCTTCAGCGTGAGGCCGCCGATCTCCCGCACGTTGAAGAACTCGCCGATCTCCCACCGCTTGGTGATGCTCTCACCCTCAATGCTGTCGGTCTCCGCCTGGCCGATCCAGTGACCGTTGTCGCGTCGCGGCTGAAAGCGGAATTTCGACTTCTCGTTGGTATCGCTGGTGACATCCACCCACAGCAGCTGCTTGTTGGCGTGGCTCAACCATGCTGAATAGCGGTACTGGTCTCCTGCCCTCATCTTGACTGTCGTTGCTGCGAATCCCATGTTCTCCTCCTCCTGTTCCGGCTCTTTGCAAACGAAAGATCGAAGGTGTTCAAGTGAAAGGTTTGTCCCCGGGCAAGACGTGGGATGCAGATCTACCCACCGGTGCCCCCACTCCTGATCGCAGCCGTAGCCGAACGTCGCCCGGTGAGCCGCGCAAAGGAAGGCCGCGCTGGCCTGTTGTGCCTGTGTTGGCAGCCCCCCGGCACCTGAGAAGTTGCCCCCCATTACCCAACCCATAGAACCACGGTTGCCCTCAGCGTGGGCGTGAGCCCCGGTATAGACCAGGTTTCGCATGATGTAGATCAAGCCGTCTGGAGTTATCGCCCAGTGGTAACCGCCATCCCTCCAGCCGTTGTGGAAGATGTGGTAGTGCTGCCAGCCAATGACCACTCCGATACCGTTGGCCGGCGGGGTAGCGCTGTTGTGGCCTACCGCCCGATCTATCTCCCGGTCCTTCGGCATCTCCGCCAGGTAATCCAGCACATCCGCTCGGCTCATCAGGCGGACTGTGTTCGGGAGCTGGTAGAAGTTCCAGCCGCCAGCTCCGGTTGGCTCGCGCTCCTGAAGCTCCACAAGCTCAGCGACCATCTGTGCCTCGGAGCGTTCAGCGGTCCAGCACCCCATGCACACCTGGTCAGTGGTGGGATTACCAAGGTAATCCTTATCACATATCGGGCAATGGCAAAGCCCGCGTACTTCAGGGATCATTGTTTTCTCCCATTAAAAAAGCCCCCCGTGGTGGGGGGCGCCGGTTGGCTGTGAACCTACTTCAGCACCAACGTCAGCACCACTGCAAGTAGCGCCAACGACAGCGACGACAGGAACGCGATAAAACCAGCCATGGCCTTGCTCACGTGGCCTCCCCTGACGTCTTTCAACTCCTCGGCAATCCCCGCTTTGACGGTGCCGAACTCCGTTCCAACTCCCGCCATTTCGACTACCAGGCTCTCGTTCACGCCGTCTATCCGCCCGTGTAGGCGCTGGTGTGCTTCCCTTCCTTCCTTGCGCTCCGCCTCAAACTTGAGGTCCAGTGCGTCGAAGTGGCGGTCCATCTTGTCGTCCATCTTGGCCACGGCAGTCTTGATGTCGCTCAGGTCTCCGTTGATCCCCTTAGCATACATTCTGAACTCCGACTTGCTCACCTTGTCATCTTCACCTGCCATCATTTCCTCTTCCATCATAGTCTCTCCTCATAGTCCACAGTCTACGGCCCACTGGCCTCTGATAACGTGGGATTGGCCGCTCTCTGCTATTGGCCATTCCAGTATCGCTCGTTCCTGTTCTGTCGTATCTTCCTTTCTATAGGTACGCGCACTCTGCTGTGATAACAAGAGGGGCGGTAGTGTTGAGATTGCCTATTTGTGTCGTTCCTCCAGCATGACTTGTTTTCGTGTTCAGGTAATAGGTATCTTTGGTGGAGAGGGTTATTACCTTTATAGGAGTATGAGTACAAATCACGTTACACGCCCCGCTTGTAGCCTGTTTTTTGAGTGCTTGTGCCGTGAAATCCTTATCGGACTCTGCATCGTTGGCTGTGGACAGTGTGGTATATACAGAAGCGGAAACCTCCGCCGTTGCCGTAAACCTAGCGATAACCTTGTATCTCACACGCCATATACCTATTGGTATGTCTATCTCTGCGACATTGGCTCCACCATCAAGGTTGTACCAAGTTGCTGCTATTGGGTTATCTTCTGTCCGGTTAGTTGCATCTGTTACCTCCACACTCCATACGTCAGGGTCAAGCGGGAATCCGTGAGGCGCTTTAACCATTGCAAAACACGGAGAACTAATTGCACTGCTTGACAAGCTATAGTCTGTTCCACCATAAACCGTTATATTAGTATTTGGGTCTGCCCAAGTTACACCGGTAATTATAAAATACTGTATTCCACTATCAGACAACTTAATACGCATGCCCACGCTATATTTATCTGTCTTATCTCCTACAATAGAAAATACATATGATGGAGCATCCACACTTACATACGTCCACGTTTCATTTGCGTCAAACCAACCACCACTTAGGATAATATCCAAAATTGCTTGTGTATAATATCTTGCGTCTCCTCGTGCTTCGTTATAATATTGAGTATGGTCATCACCGTCCAACCCAGCTAACTCTCCGTGGTCAGCCCCCGAGAGTTGGTCGTCAACGTACTTCTTGCGCGCCGCATCATTATCCGCTATTGGGTCGCTTGCGGGAAGAATGGGAATTGATGAGAAGGTCTTGATACCTGCTATCGTCTGTGCTGCATTGGTCAATGGACTAACAACTGTTGGCGGTGTTGCGCTTGCACCGGCTTTGAGGATGCAGGCGTCCCAGTAAACGATGTCACCAGCCATTGCCGTGCCAGTTGTCGCAATGTAAGCTTTACGTGCCACCGAAGCCCCGTTGAATGTGGCGGTCACCGTTGCTGTCTGCCAAGTGCCATCACCAATAACTATGCCACCGGGGTAAAGGGCAACATCATCGTAAAGCATCACTCTGTATTCTCTGCCCGCCACCCCCAAGAACCTCGCGGCAAGAGTGTACTCTGCCCCGGCATCAGTAAGGGCAGTTAGGGTGTTAGTTGCATTTGCCGCGCCATTAGCGGTCACGGCCATCCTGAGCGACCGAAACCCGTGATAGCCGTTCGCGCTATCATTGGCCAAACCACAGTTTAGGGCAGCGGCCCAATTCCCTACCGACCCCCCCTCGAAGCTACAGTCCTCGTCGGGGAGTAAATTGTCACGGTTAGGCACCAGCCATTGACGCTCTGTGCTTTCGGGAACATCGTCGGCATCAACTTGATCGGCTCCTGCGCCCCAGTCGATATGGGTGTCTTTGATGCAGTCGGCTGAAAGGACAAAAAGACTATCGTCTACATACTTCTTTCTCGCTGCTTGGTTATCTGTTGTGGGGTCGCTCGCGGGCAGAACAGGGATCGAGCCGAAGGTCTTGACGCCATCAACGGTCTGTACCCCCGTAGTCAGCGCCTGGCGAGTTGCGCCATCAGGGATATCCTCCAGGTTGATTTCCGTAGGATCCGCTCCGAGATCAAGCTGGTCGTCCCGAATCTTTGTTATCCCCATGTTCTCTCCATTACTTCAGGTATGAGCAGAGTAGGGCATCGCCTGTCTCTGGCGCGACTTCCATTGTTATAGTATCAGCCGCTATGGTGTAGTCGTTACCTCCCGCGTTTTGCAGGAGGCCGTTCAGGAACAGTTCTTCGGTCCCTGAGACAGGCGTGTTCGCTAACGTGAACTCGACCGTGGAGCCGTTGATAGTACCAGACGGTGCTTCTCTGACCACCTTGTCCACCGACAAAGCCGTTCCTGCGCCACCTGCTATACCGTCACCAGCAACATCGACGTTGAGCGCGTCCTTATCGATACCCGCGTCCTTGACGCGCAAAGCGTCCGTGTCGATTTCAATCGTGGCGTCATCCACACTGACCGCTAGTGCAGCAGCTCCACCGCCGGTCAAACCATCACCAGCAGCAGCTTCAGCGATCCTTATCGTATCGCTATCGATCTCAAGGCTAGTACCAGCGGCAACATCAAGAGCTGAACCACCACCGCCAGTGAGTGCGTCACCAGCGACTGAGGTGTGCAACTGGGTTTCGGTTACTCCCGCATCGGCAACCTTGAGGCCCGAGCCACTCTTCGCTAAGGTGCTGCCGTCGATATCGACTTCCAGGCTGTCGGCATTAGCGGTGAGGCCATCCCCGCCGATTGCGTCTATCGTGTTTCCGGTCTTCGTCAAACCGCTACCGGCGGTTATCTGTCCTGCACCTGAGAACTGCGTGAACACCAAGGCAGTTGTATCAACCGTTATCGGGTTATCGGTTGTCAACATCCACCCGTTGCCACCGTTCGCCGTACCTTCGGCTACGAAGACAAACATGCCCTGCGTGACCTCAGCATCTTCGTCGGCGTCAGTTGAACGACTTGCAACTCCAGCTGCCGCGGCAACTGCGACATATATGCCGTTTTCTTCTCCTGCGGTTTGGTCCTTGAGCAAAACCCTATCGCCCTCCACAAGAGTAACGCCATCAATGACATCTCCTGCTTCGAGGGCTGAGGCTATTACGACGTTCGCAGTGCTAGCACAAACGCATGACTCTTTCACGTCCAAGCCCGCCGAGATAGCATCGACATATGCCTTCGTCGCGGCGTGCGAGGCCTCTGTCGGTGTTGCCAGACCTACTATCTTGTGGCTATTGAGGTCGACATCACTTTTCGCGGTTGCCTGGGCCCCGAGGTCTATCTTAGTTATGCCCATCATTCCTCCTTAAAGTATCGCGCTACTATCTTGTAATCCGGGAGAGGGGGCAAATGAAATATCACCGCGAGTCCCTCATGCGAAAAGTCGCCCTCATCTTGTATGAGTCCATTCAAGGCCACCTGGAGAGTGTCCTTTATAGGCTCAGATGAGAGGGTGAACGTTCTGTTCTCTCCATCTACCGCGCCCGAAGGAATCTCCGTGATCACGGCTGGCGCAGGGCCGGTGGGGCCCTGCTCTCCCTGCGGTCCCCTTCCACCAGTCTCGAGTTGGACACTCACAGCGGAATCGATGATCTCCACGTTGATGGTTTCGTACCCAATCTCGACGCCCAACTCTTCGCGTTCAACCGTCACTTCCTGCAAGGCCAGAAGCTGCACGTCGATGGTCTCATATTCGACTATCACTTCCTGCGGATCGCTCATTCGGTTTCCTTAGTCACGTCGTCCCTGACTGTCAGTTCGCCAAGCACCAGAGTCCGGCGCGTATCGTCATCGAAGGTCACCACGACATCGAACGGATAGGCGCCGGGGTCGATCTCCATGAGCTCGTAAAAGACAGCGACATCTATGCGACCGGCCCCCTCATCGATGGTTATCTCCACACCTTCCGTGTCTTCAGTGATATCGGGTTCCGCCGCGAGGGTGAATCGAACTGTCGCATCCGCCAGGCTTATTGGCTCACCGGCGCTGTCCTTGACGAGCACGGCGAACTGGAATGTATCACCGCGGTATTGCTCGAGCTTGATCTTCTCCATGATTGACTCCTAATCATCCGGGGTATCGACGTTCGCCGACTCCAGGGTCTTTCATCAATGCGATCTCCGCGATCAAACGCGACAGAGATGTCCTGCCTATGCGGCCACCGGAATCAACCACAAACTCAGTGACATAGCCGCTACGCCCAAGCCTGTGCCTCACTGTAGTGACTACGCCAAGAGTGCCTGTTGGGAACTCACTCGAGGTTATCTGGGCGCCATCGCCTGGCAGGAGTTGTGGGCGAATGGGACCTACGAATGTTTCGATAGTGCCGTTATCGGCGCATCGCAAGGCGAGTTCTTCGGCTAGAGCAACAGCGTCCGCGTTGGCGGTGTTGTAAGGGACCTGAACAAATAGCGTTTTGTAACCAGGTACATCCCATGCTGAGTCGAGCGTCACATCACGATATACGTACCACTCAGCGGTGTACGACGCTGTGATGATGTCAGAGCCGACAGTGCCGAAGTCGAGGACGATCCACGCCTGAAACATCGGAGGAATCATGTAACCCGAACCCCAATATGGGGAGTCCTGGCCATCAAATACCCACCATGCCTGGGCACCATCTACGCCAGCATCTACTTTATAAGGCTCAGGAGACTCAGGGCCAGTCATCGTAGGCGTAATATCCTCTACGCCCTCAAAGTACTTGATGGCCAGTGGCAAGAAGATCGACCCGCCACCTGGATCAGCACACTCATTCTTTGTGTACTCACAGTCGATGCTATAGAAGCGATACGGCGCCACATTTCCTACGGGAACGGTGAACGTTTCTTCGTCGCTTGGCCAATCTCCGCAAGCCGGAGGGCCTTCCGGATAAGCTGTCTGCGTATCCAAAACATCCCAGGTTATTCGGTCATTTGACCCATGAAGTACCCACGTATAGGGAGCTAGCGTGGAGGAAACCTCCAATACCTTGATACTGTAGGAGGTGACAGACTTCGTGATGTCGGTGATGCCTGCTGGCGCGGTATCGAATGTAACGGTGCCAAGTTCGTAGTCCACAGTGTAATCGTCTGGATCAACCTCTTCACCGTTGATGTAGATGGTCTCGGTACCTGGTGTAATAGGGAAGTTGTCAAGTTGGAAAACTGTGGTGACGCCGTCTCCGTTGGCTACCGCTTCTTCTGCGTGTTGGCCCTGGTCAGAGTAGACACAAACCTTAGAATAGACATCGCAGTCATCGACCTCTATGCCGCGACTGAATACTTCCTCTTCTCGAGCAAACGTATAAGTCGAGTAGGCTGGAAAGGCAGCGGCGTGAGACGTGGGGTCTCCGGCAACTATGACGCCATCATACCGTTCCATGATACGCCAGGTGGGACGCGCTTTGAATAACTCCTGGAACATTTGCCATACCGTCATTGTGCGAGGGAAACTTATCTCAATGCCATTTTCCTCGACGGGATCATAATCATGCTCAAAGTCGGTATACGATGCGTAATCAAAGCCGATGTCATCGAGGGCAAGTTCCATGTAGGACGCTATCGAGGACCAGCCCGTAAAGTACTTTCGATTGTTCTGGTCGGCGAGAAAGCGTCCTATGCGGTTGCGGCCCTGTACTGTGACGGTAGCAGAATCTGGGGAGAAAGAAGCCCTATCTAAGAAATATGTGCCCAACGGAAACCAGGCCGAACTGCCGATGCGGAACTCTGGGTTAATCTCTACGCCTGGCGCAAGGAAGAGAGAGTCCTCGGCCATGAACATGCCGTCTGCGTTGTCAAAGGTGAGGGAGATAGGTGATATTGGATTGCCACGGTCTAAGGTGATTGTGACGTCCTCTACGAGAGAGTCAACGTCGACTGACTCGAAGCCTGAGTAACAAAGAACGGTTCCAGAAGCGTAGATGGTTAGGGCATTGAGATGCTGCATGTCAGAGAAGTTAGTAGCTGTGTCGTGCGTGTAAACGGTAGACCAATCTTCTGTGTCTGGGTCCCACTTGATAATCCGGGCTGAGTTTGCGGGAGCTACGGTGCCACAAAGATAAACATTATCCTCGTTGTAAGCGCTGATGCCTTCCCATTTGGTTCCCTCGGATGTGTTGGGACTGGTTACTTCGGCCCATGCAGAGCCGTTGTAATACATGATGCCATAATCTTGAGCAAGAGCTCTGTAGCCGGTTGCCCATACGGTATTAGTGGCACCTCCGACTTGACGAATGCACCAGATAGAGCCAACCAAGGCGCTACCTTCGGAAGTCCACGTAGCGCCGTCCCAGTGATATGTATCACTGCTGCCGCCAACCCAAACGTCTGAATCGCTAGTTCCCGTTATGCAAGTACCATAGGTAGGGGAACCGGCAGTGTGAACCACAGTCCAGCCTGTGGCGCCTGTGCCACGCTGTATCTCCAGATAACCGCCTCCGCAACAATAGGCGACAGCGCCGTCGGATGTGCACCATATATCTTTAGCGGACGCCACACCTAACGTAGCGACCCAAGACCACGACGAGCCGTTGTAGTAGTAGATTCTGTTAAAGCCGCCACAGGCATAGCCTACTGAACCGTCCGCGGCGAAATGGATGCCGCTTAAAGTGCGGTTTGGGTGCCCGGCGTACATAGATTCTGTCCAGGCGGTGCCGTTGTAGTGGAAGATGTAAGCGCCCGCGACTGCCCAAATGTCATCTGCGGTTATGACGTGAAAGTCTTGGAATGTCAGCGCTTCTGCGTTTGGAGGAAGATCAGTCCAGACGAGCTCGGCTGGCAGGGTGAGACCAACTCTCACCTGGGGCTCAGCGCCATCAGTCTCGGTTTGAAACTGTTGTTCTATCTTCGCTTCCATTCCTGCTGGGAGAGGGAGAACCATTAGAGAGAACCCTCCGATGTGACATAGATGCCCAAGGTACTGACATAGTAACGAAACGCCGACTCCGACCACTTGGGGGCTTCGATAATACGGCCTCTTGCCCAGCGATCATCCCACTGAACTTCAACGGCGGTAGCAGCGGCTTCGCACTCCGATATTGCTTCGCAGATATCTTCGTCACCAAACACTGTCACGTGAACCACCTTGATGGGATCTCCCAGCACCTGCATGTAAAGGTCGCCGCCAAGAGTTGTGTTTGTAACCTTCTTGCTCTCAAATGAAGGCGTAACGTCCCGGATATGGTCTGAGATTTGAGCGCCTCCGGAATAATAAAACCCGTCAGCCATTAGACCGCCGCCCCCCTCAAGTCTACGCGGAGTTCATTCATTATTATCTCGGCAACGGCGACTGTCTGATCCTTGTCGTTGACGCCTTTGACCGTGATAGTGCCGGTATGTTCCATCGCCGATGGTGTACCTCCGCCTCCGCCTCCGGCTCCACCTCCGCTTCCACCTCCGCTTCCACCTCCGCCTGCGGCCGAAGCTCCGGAGCCGCCTCCGAAAGAACGCTTCTCTCCAGTCGGTGGGGTTTTCTCAAGTTGCTCTATGAACTCCAGTACCGCACGCCGCCAAAGTGGGTCTATCCCAAGGTCTGGATTCTCATAATACGCCCTGACATCTACCCCGGCCTCGTACTGCGACTTGATCCCTTCCAGTTCATTGCTCATGGCCTCCCTATGCTCTCTCTGGGCCAAGGTGAATGCCTGGTACGCTTTGACCACCCCGTAGATAGCCAGGGCAAGAGCCGCAAAGGACAAGGTTATTCCGCCAATGGCCAAGGCCGTGGCCCCCGCCGCTACGGCCGCAGCGCCCAAAGTTGGAATCAGCGTGCCGGTTGTGAGAGCGGCCCAGGCTCCAGTGGCAAGGGTGGCAGCCCAGGTGGCAATTTTATGCGCAATGATAGCGCCGGTGCAGTAGGTGATCATAAACGCTTCCTTGGCGCCGGCTAACACGGTTGCTATCATAGAACCCGAGAGGATGTATTTAGCGGCTGCAACTCCCAGGAGTATTGGCCCCAACGTAGTCAGCACAGCAGATACGGTGCCGATTATCTTATGCAGAAAAGAAAACCGAAACGCCAGTTCGTCGGCTTCCTGTTTGACCCTTTGCATTGGCGTGAGGCAAGCGGCATTAGCCTCCGCGTCTTCTTCCAGTGCAACGCTACAACCTTCAATATTCTGGCGGTAATCGTCCACGCTTGCGGCATTAACAGGGTACTGTTTGCAAACAACATTGAGGCTATCATAGAGCAGATCCAAATCGCCGCCCGACTCATTAACGGCCTGCCTGAATGTCGTTATCGCTGCCTTGCCTGTAATGCCGTTCTCCGCCAACAACCCTATCATGGCCGTCGTATCTTCCAGGCCCAGGCCCATTTCGCTAAGTTCAGGAGCCAGCCTACTAATGCTATTTAGAAATTGACCGACAACGCCCGGAAGGTTCCGATATGCATAACCCAATGCGTCCGCAGAAGAGGCGACGTCGTCAGCCTTGATACCCAGCGCCCCAAGACCGAGAGCGGCTTCCGCTAATGCCAAGCTGGATTCCCCGGTGGCGTCACCGACCATGTCCCAGTAGAGGGCATACTCTCTCAAGGAATCCGCCCCCTCAAGGCCAAGTTGGCTCCCGAGCCTGAACAGGTCCTGGACTTCTTCCAGCGGGAAGGTGGCATTAGATGTTGAACGGGTCAGGGCATTCATGGCCGTATCGCTAAGCCCAATCGCGTTGGCCAGTTTTGTGTTCTGCTCGGCCACGCCCGCAAACTTGCGTGCTATACCCTCAGCCGCGGCACCGGCCGCAGTTACCGCAGCACCGGCAGCAAGGAATCCCTTCTCGATGCTGTGTCCTGCCTCTTCGCCGGTATCCCCCACGTTGCCAAGAACATTCGATGCCTGGTCGGTTGCTGATACGAGGATGTCCACGGTTGTCATTATCTAGCTCCATGTATTTGGTTGACGACTTCGGGAATCGCAAAGGACAGAAACAATCCTTGTAGTGGCGTCATTTCCGATTGGCTCTTAACTAGCGGAACCCCGTTCAGGTGAAGGTAGGCTATCGTCAATTCCCTCCTCGCGAAACCCGGCCATCGCCGCTTTCAAGGCTTCCGCGTTCTTGGGTTTCTTCGAGACCCCGCTAAGTTCCTGTATCTTCTCTGATACCTCGGCGAGCGTACCAGCAGGAAGCCTGTTGAACTCTTTGTCTGTCCACTCCTCGACAAGGCCGTAACGACAGATCAACAGGTCGGAGGCACTGTCGTTCCTTTGCGCAATGGCAGCGTCAATCTGCGAACCCCGCCTTGACATTGTGACGGTTGTGTCCTTGACCATAATAGCCCGGACTTCGGTCCACTGTGCCTCCGTCAAGGGTCTGATTTCGACCTTGCCATTAAGTCGTGGTATCTCCACCTGTTCCGTCCGCTCAACACCCTCCAGCAACCGCGCCTTGGTCAACAGCTCGTCCATATCAGCTACCTCCCACTGTCATCTCGTCCTGGTCGTTCTCGAGCGTCACCAGGAGCTCCGAATGAACCGTCGTCACCTCATCGGCGAGCAGAATCGCATCGGTTATCGCAACGCCCTCCGTGCCCATTTCGATCTCGTCCTTGCCCGACGGCTGAAGCGGGACCTGGGAGAGCACAAACCTGGGTATCGTGATGTCCATGCTGCCGTCGTCACCGGCATCGAAGGTTATTACTATCGGTACCTCTGTCGTTCCATCGTCCGAGGGCCCGCTGTCGGCGCCCCAAAGCAACGCGAGCGTGTCGAGGTCCTCGTAGTACATGTTGAGCGAGAGCTTTACCTCTCGCGCGCCGGCGGGTATCCTGCGGGCGAACCTGCTCCCCAGGGACCTGCCCGATTCCGGTGAGAGGCTGTTGCCGATCTCGAAGGTAAGCCCTTTGACTTTCGCCGTGATGTCGGAGTTCTGCCTATTCACGGTCACCTCGTGAAACACAAGTGGGTACTCTTCAGGGAGCAACAACTCCACCGCGGACCTGGCGAGTATCGTCCCCTTGGAATCCTTGGCCGCCTTTATGGCCGCCTTCGCCATGGTGTACCCGTCCTCCACGGAAAGCTCCAGTGAATCGATGACGCACCCGGAGAAGACGTGCTCGAAATTACTGCCATCGAGCTTGTCCTTCCCCAGGTGGCAGGCGAAAGACGGCAGGAACACATCGTCGTTCCCATAGATCTCATGCGTGTACGGCCCGGAGCCGCTGAACGCGTATCCTCCCAGGGCCCACTTGAGCAGCCAGCCGATCGTTCTGGCGTCGAACGCGTACTCTATGTCACCATCCACAGCATAGAACCCAGGACGATGCACCCGGGATCCTCTCCCGAGGCTCCCCTCGTAGACGATCTGCGCCTCGGTTGCGGCATCCAGCGACGCCGACGTCTCATCTACACAGAAAGCCGCGGCCGGCGCGGGGCTCTCCGCATACGAGGTTTCCTCTACAAAGCCCGCATATCTCAATATCTCCATGTCAGTCCTCCTTATCCAGGTACCTGAACCTGACTTCCATCATGTAACCCGCCGCGTGCAACTGCTCCGCCGACATGCCTTTCACATCGCCCGGAAGGTACTTGACCCGCCTGACGTCGCGAACCGTCTTGCCGAGCGTCCGGGTCTTGACCAGGGCGGCGCTGGCCTTCCCCGCTATCTCGTTGGCCTTCACGCGGCCCCTGTCCGGATCTGTGTCCTTTACCACGGCTGCCACGGCGAACCTGTATGTCCACATCTCCCCCATGCCGCTGTGATCTATCGGGGAGTCCGAGGGCAGTACCCAGATAACCGGTGGGCGGAGCTTGTCCACGCGCACACGCTCGCCATAATTGATCGCGTTCGCCAGCCGGGCCTTCTTGAGAGTGCTTGTTATGTTACCCCTGATCTCCTCGAGCAGCTCATGCAGTTCCACCGATAACCTCCTCTATCGCCGTGCTCGCGAACTCGTCAGTCCGAGCTGCGGTGGCCTCTATCGACCTGTCAATATAGGGGTTGGGGTCGGTCCCGGGGTGATCGACGTACTTGCAGAAGATCTCCTGGCCATCGATCTCGAACCGTAAGACCTTGGCGGACACCGGCTCTATGCGATGCGGGGGTGTTCCCTCATTCACGGCCATCGTGTACTCGAGACCGGAGTCCAGGCCCCACTCAAGAGGGCTGATTTGCTCGGCCTGCCAGGAGCCCGCCAGCCTGCCGTGATCCACCGGCGACTCTTTGCGCAGGTTAGAGTCCAACTCCATGACGGTGAGCTCGAGGGCCCTCTCGATGACCCCTGGGAACTCGCGTGTGGCTTCCTGGAGTTCGCTGAGATCGATCTCGACCTCAATCACGCCTCCTCCTCCTCAGTAAGCCGATTGCAGATAGCGATGGCGAATTGGATGGCCCGGGGCAAGCGTTGCATGTCGTCACGAATTGCCTGTGTTACAAAGCCGCTGTCCACAACACGGACAGTAAAGTCGTCTATTTTCTCGACCGGTGAAGTGCGCAACTGGATGGCCTTGGTCATGTAATTGGCGACTATGCGGACAGAAATATTCTTGAGTAACTCTGCATACTGGGCATCCACGTCCTCAGGATCAAAGGATCTTCTGCGGTCGGCGTCGATGATCGCATCGGCCTGCTTGATCCACTTCTCGATGAGACTGTCGAACGCGCCCGCATCCACGATGTCAAAGTCGGATTCCTTGTAACCCGTGAACTCCTTGACCTCCTTGGGTGTGCAATAACTCACAGCAGCTCCTCTATCGCGTTAAGCCACACGCTCTTGTAGTCGATCTCCTGACTCTCCCAGCTTTGAGCCTCGGCCTGTCGTCTTGCCCGACGGCTGTACTTCTCGGTGTCGATAGTCAACAGCCACTTGAGTTTGTTGTATAGGGCCTCAACCGACACCTCGTTGTAGATGGTGTCGACAACCCACTGCTCGGAGAACTCATACTGCCTGCACGGCTCTACTAGCAGGTCGGGGTCATGTTGAAACAAGTTCATCGGGTCTGCATCGGTGGTCAACACAGGCAGCCCAGACGCCATCGCCTCAAGGACAATCCGCTCATACCCACCGTAGGCCATCGGCGCTATCACAATGTCACCATCTGCATATACGTCAGCAGGGTTCAGGTAGTTCTTCTTGATGTAAGTGATTCGCCTGTCTTTTACCCTCGACCCGGCAGGCCACTCTTGTTGGGGTCCGGAGTATCAGTCGGGCTTTCGGATTCTCCAATTCCTGAAACGCCTTAACTACCGCTGCCGTCTGTCGCCTGTCATGAACCCCGCCGTAGCCGATGTTATGGATGAAGGTGTGTCCGGTTCGTTGCCGGAAAGGAAACAACTCCGACCCTATCGGCAGAAACATCAACCGCTTGTTGGGGTGATTACTCTTTCTCCACGCTTCACAGCTGGTACATATCAACAGGTCGGGTTGCATACCAACGGAAGCCCGTGATTCGTGCATCGGGATCCCGACCGTCTTGACTCCACGTCCTCTGGCGACACGGGACATAGTGTTACTGAACGGCGTTTCCAGAAATAAAATAGTGTCGGGCCTGAACCGCTCTATATAGCTCTCAACGTCCTTCGGCCCTGGCGGGTGGCTCAGGGTCAGTTGCCTCTCTGTCCATGTGTCCTGCCCTTTAACTTTGTTGGGAACAGACAGGATCGAATCGGCTTCAAGGTATTTCCAGAACTCGTATCCGAAAAGCCCGATACCAGAGGCAAGGTTTGTGTAGGTGATTATTCCTAAACGCATTTCTCGAGGAACACCACCGGCGCCGTGCCGCAATACCTGCCGCAAAGCACTTCCGCAAACCTTTCCGTCGGCACGTCCTCCAGGGCTTTGACCGGTATCACGTGGCGGGGTACGAAGCCGTGACTGATTATGTTCTCAACCGTTGGCTGGAGGTCTGCCACAGGATCGTCAAAGCACCTGGGATGAAACTCCGCGAACATCCATGACCCCACGAGCATCTCCGAGATCGTCTTCTGCGCCCCCTCGATCAGCTCCACCTCGTATCCCTCAACGTCGAACCTCAAGAGGTCTATCCGTTCAATCCCCTCCGCTGCAACAAACGAGTCGAGCTTCATCTCCAGCACCGTGATCTCCTGGCCCTGCTGGGGCCGGGCCTTTGCCTCCGTCATCCTGCCCCAGTTGGTGGCCGCAGACTCGTTGAACTTCGCCGTCCCGTTCCTGTTGCCGATTGCGACCTCGTGGATCGACACGTTGTTAAACCCGTTTAGCTCCACATTCTGACCAAGGATGTCGATACACCGGGGGACAGGCTCGATAGCGTAGACTTTCGCGCCGGCCTTCGCCTCGATAAGCGCGTAGAAGCCAAGGTTGGCCCCGATCTCCAGGCACGTCCAGCCGGGCTGTACCAGATCCGCAAGCAGGTGGGGAGCTTCATCCTCCCGGGTGCCCTTCTCTAGCAATTCTTTCGACAACCCCGGGTCCCGATCATCGAGAAGCATCCTGGAGCCGTGTATTTCACGTTCGACTAACGCCATCATTTGATCCTTATCTTCTCTGGAAAGTGTTTTCTCAGTTGGGCTTCTATGTACGGCACTATTGCATCCGCTACATGGAACCTATCAGGCCCCATAAACTCGCTCCTCAAACCCCCGTTCTCGTCTGCGAGCGCCTTCCACGTATCGATAAATGGCACGTTAGCTTCTCGGCAAGCCAACTCCAGCGTCTCGTTGAACATCACCGTTATCTCAGCCCTCTTCTCCAGCGTTGCGTAGTGGGGGAACTCGTATACGTTCCTCTGATTCACCGCCGGGATAACGTCCAATACCGCCTTGCCCACCTCTACCATCTCTAAGAAGGCTATGTACCTTCCAACCGTGTCATCTATCAGGGCTGTTATTGGCATACCGTCTCGCTTGTGGTGATGATAAAACTGTAGTCGGCAATCACACTCACCTAATACGAAGAGGATTGCATCGTCATGACCTACCTCTTTTATCATCTCAAGGTAAATTGCCCGACCCTTCTCACTCAACTTAGGCAAATCACTCAAGCGTTTCGGTTGCTCACCTATATTCCCCAAACAGAAGCCGTGACACGTAAGACCTCTCTGCCAACGGACTTCATATACATCTTCGAACTTTCTCGCATGTGAATCTCCGAACACGTAGATCATTTCAAGTCCGTTATCAACCGCCACATCGATTTAACTCGTTCATCCCACATGTACCGCTGAACGTGCTCATGTCCAGCCGCAGCTATCCTTTCCCGTTCCCCAGGGTGCTCCAAGTAGTAGGCGATCTTGCTCAGCAGATCCTTTTCGTCTCGCCAGAGAACGAGGTGCTCACCATCTGTGAACTCCTCCTCTATCCCCGCCACATACTGGTGCAGGACAAAAGCGCGGCAGGCAAGGTGGAGATACACCCTGATAGACCAGTAGCCGGGAACATCGGTCCCTGCGTTCGGCGCAAGCATTACCCTGGATGAAGCACAGAACGCAGCGTGATTCTCGCCCTGGCACTCATTGCTCTGTCCAACGTGCTCCAGGTTGAACCGCCGGCTTACCCGCTTCAGCAGTTTGCCCCTGCCGTTGTAAGCGTGGCCGATGAATCCGACATCCCTCTGGCACTCGCGCTGGACAGGGTGGTACACGCCCGGGTCATACCCCTGCTGAAAATACTGCCGCTTGATTCCTGCCTGTTCATAGGGACCTGAGTCAATGCCATCCGGCGACAGCACCAGGTCAAATGCTCGCAATGCCGGGAAATATATCTTGTCCCGCCCACAGAACCCTTGCACCAGGTCAAAGTAGTGGGCCACCTTGATACCTTTCTGCGCCCTCCAAAACCCCAGCGAAAACTTGTGTGGCAACGAGGTCAGAACGAGGTCATACTCACGCTCGGTGAACCGCTGTCTGTCCAGTTGAGAGTAGTGGTAGCGATGTACCCTGGCGTACATCTCGAGGGCGTTAGCAACTTCCAGTTCCGTATGCCACGCTCCAAAGTGTCCAATGTAGCCAACACGCACGGATCACTCCTTGCACGCTCTCTGATGAGCCTTGAGACCGGCTTTGTTCTTCGCGATGAACCCGCATGCGCAGATATGGCGGGGAGGTTCCATGAATGGATTCTCATCCGGCATCGGCTTTACTTCGCCAGCCTCGTCCTCATCGATCATCTCACCGTCGACAACCACAACCGACAACCGGCGACAAGACCGAATCTCCTTCAGCCTGTACTCATCGACCTCCACCATCACGGTCTCACTCGGGGAAAATACCATGGCCCCACGTGCGATGGTTGCCTTGGACGTATTCTCGACCTTGATCCGCATGCATCCTCCTTGCTTTATTTCCGCGAGCCTTTTCCTGTTGAAACTATGCAGGTTCCGCCTGACCTCCGCCCTTTCCGGCTGGTGCTCATGGGGCAGGTGATACGCGGGTTCGTCACCCAGGTCCTCAGGTGCTCCCAACAGTTCAGTGGCGACCACATACAGCGCCTCGTCTTCACAGCCCCAGCCCACAAACCCTTCATCGAAGCCGCCCACACAATCGAATGCCTCCCGAGTGAAGGCAAACAGGCCTCCTCTACCCAAGATTGACCCAGGCCGCACACTGTATCTGCCTCCAGGAGATTCCCCTGGCAAGAGGTTGCGGACCTCCGAACGCGGGACGCCCCACGTCTTCACAGCAGCCGCCCGCCTCAAGACGTTTGGATGATGGATCATGTCGGCATCCACGAACACCAGGACATCGCCACCGGCATCCCTCGCGCCGCGGTTACAAACTTGAGCCTTGTTGTACGGGTCTACGGAGCCACGGGATATGACAATCTCGGCAGCTGGGAGTGCTGTCTTGACATGCTCCCGAGTCTTCTTGAGTAACGATTCTCGTCGGCCCTCGTTATCAGCAGGCAAAATCACGCTCAAGGCAGACACGATGTACCCACAACTTCCAAGTAGGGGGGTGGGAGGGGACCCCGACGGCCCCCTCCCTGGCAACACTTGCGGATGCCAACACTTACGAACCCGATACCTCCTGCTCAATGTAGGACACGACCGCCGCGTTTTCGTCCTCGTAGCCGGAGTCGCCCTCGATGGTGAGCACGAAGTCAGTCCTGCGACCCTTGGCCTCTCTCTCGGTCTCGACGGTCACCTCATGGAACACGCCCCATGCCATGTTGTCCGGATGCCCGAGCAGCGCTATGTTTCCGGCACCGCCGTTACCGACGGTGGCCGACCGCTCGATGATCGGGCAGTAGACGACCGGGATCCCCTTATAAGGGATAGACTCGCCCTTGGTCAGCGCCAGGTCACCCAGCGCGGTCCCCCGGGCCTTGAGGAGGTTCTTGTAAGCATCCTCTACCGAGAAGCTCACGTAGAGCCTCCACTCGCTCCTTGTCTGCAGGTACTGCTTGGGGAGCGCCCCGATCATCGCATCAAACATGTCCTCAGGGTAGGTCTCACCGGCAGGGTTGAAGTCCTTACTTGCACCAACACCGTACACCGCGTTCTCGGCGAGCTTGGCCCACCCATCGGTGAGGCTCAGGTACAGGTCGTCGTCCGTGGCTATGTCGGTGTCGGCGAGTATCGCCCACTCCTCCAGGTCGCGGCCTGCGGCCTCACCCATGAGGTCCACGAGAGTGTCCTCGAAGGCCTCCTTCTCGATGTTGCGCCGAGCGGCGGTGTCACGCAGCCCCACGACCGCCTGCAGCTCCCTGGCCGTAAGCTTGTTGGTGTCGAACTGCGGCTTGGCGAACTCGTTCTCCGCGAGGGTCTTGTGGGCGCCGGCGGCATCGGTGCCACTCACGAGAATGCGCCCCACGAAGCCCACCCTGTCGATGTCCACGATTTGCGACTGCATCTCGATGAACCTCGCCTCGGGGAGGATCGCGGTCTTCGCCTGCATGGCGCGAACGAAGCGCTCGAACTTCTCCGGCTGCAGGACACTCTGGCCGAGGTCCGTCACCGTGATGGTCTTCATCGCGCCTTCTATCTGGCTGAGTATGTCAACGTTGGTCAGCTTACTCATTTCTTCCTCCTTACATTAAAAACCGCCCTTGAAGAGCGGCCATTGCCTACTATTCCCTTGTTGTCCTAGCTGCGCTTGCGCCCGTAGACGTCGCGTCCGCCGAAGTCCTTCTCTGCCTTCGGCTCCTCGCCGTCCTCGCCGTCCTGGCCGACTATGGCCTTGCTTGCCGGCTTGATGTCGAGCTTCTTGACAACGTCCGCCTGGAAAGCCTCAAGCTCGGCGATCTGCGCCTTGAGCGCCTCAAAGTCCTCGGGCTCCTCTTCGGGTTCCTTCTTCTCAGCGGGTTTCTCTTCGACTTCTTCCTGTTCCTCCTCCGGCTCGGCCTGTGTGGCCTCCTCGACCTTCGCCTCGAGCGCCGCGATCCTCTCATCGATGCTCGAATCGTGCTCCTCGACGGCCTCCTTCATGGCCTCTTTGATCTCCTCTTCAGTCATGTCTTCCTCCTTCTTAGTCTTGTCCTTTGTTTCAGCCTCGGCTTCTTCGATGAGCGCGGCCAGCTCCGTGTGCGCGGCCTTCAGCTTCTTCAGCGTAGTCGCCGAGAACCTCCTGCCTTCCTTGAGCGAGATCAACCGGGAGAAGAAGCTCTTGCTCTTCACCGCGATGAACTCAGCCTTTGGAACAGCGGGGATCTCGACGAGGCTGACATGCGTCGCCACCCACTCGTCACCGAGGTCCCGCAACAGCACCCTCTTGATGGCGTTGCTCTTGATTCCAGCCTTTATTCCGGTCTTCAGCGCGGCCCTGCGTACGCCCATCACGCTGAAGCCGCCGAGCTTCCCGTCCTTAACCGCCTGCCATGAGTCATCGTCTTCCACATAAGCACCCAGCATCCACGTACCCTTTGGGACGCTGACGTCATAGAGGTCAAGATCGACCGGCATCAGGTAGGATTCGACGGGTCTGGCTACGTTGTTGAGCGAGTGCGCCAGGTCCACGTTGCCGTATTCTTTCAGGAACGTGTGCGCAACTTCCTCTATCTTCTCGGCAGTCACGGTCTCGCCGTCCCGGTCGGGCTCGCCGGGGACCAGCACGGGGCCGTAGACTATCCTCTTCTCCACGTTCTTCGCTACGATCGGGGCGGAAAGTTCGGGCCCGAACTCCTCCGCGATGCGCTTCTCGACGTAGGCGAGCTTGACCTCGGTGGCCTCACCTATAAGTAAGCCTGTCTCCTCGTCGTAGCTCCATGGGATCTCGAACAGTTTTTCATTCGTGTCATCGGGCGCTTCCTGGGCATTGGCATAAACCACGTAGATAGCGGTCGTGGGGAATATCGCCCGGACCCAGCCCTCACCCAGCTTGGCGTCAAGCACCTTCCGTATCATCGTGCTAAGCTCTTCCTCCATACTTCCTCCCTTCGTGGCCGCCGGCCATACTCCGGTGACCTCCAAATGTAGCCAGGCACAGAATGCCTCGGGATTGTCCCCGCGATCCCGCTGGTCTTCTACGCATGCATCAAAGTCTTCGTATCCTGCAAAAGGCATCGGTCAGGCCACCTCAACTGTCACCGTATCAGCCTTCACCTTCGGAGCCTCAACCAAGTCACCCTCGTAGAAATAATCGAGGCCAGCTGGCGCTATCGCGTCGGCGGGCATATTGAAAGCAACCTCGCGGCACCGGCAGTTGATCCAGTTCTCGATCGGCCCCGACGTATCCCCCGGATACATGAGCCCATTGGAATAGTGATCCCCTACCCTGACTATCTGGCCATGCAGATACGCATGGTCATCCCCACCATCAGACCCGTCCCTCACCCTGTCATCCTCAGCAGCGATCCACTGCCGGTATGAAGCGTGATCTTCTATAACCTGATGGGCTACCCCGCTTTGCGCGCTGTTGATCTCTGTGCGGGCTATCCTCTTTGCTTCCCAATCTTTGATGCCATCGAACTGTTCCCGCAGGTTACGTGCGCCCTTGTCTATGCCAAGGCCCTGGCTGTACGAATCGGTGAGGCCTCCCATTACATCGCCAACAATACGGTTCATGGTCTGTTCCATTGCCTCGAACACCTTGTCCTTCAGCCTCCCCAGCACCACCTGAGATATCTCGCCAGGCTTAACGCCCATGTGTATCCTGGCAACCCTTTGAGCATCGGCAGCGGCCTCGGCTGCGTGACTGAAAACGGTGTCCTTGAACTTCGACTTGACGTTCTTGAGAAGAGCCACAAGGGATTGCCTCCCGGAATCACTTGATGGCAAAGACCTCATTTTGTTGAGCTTGTTGATGATCGCCTTGGCTACATCATCAAACATCATGGCAAGCTCGTCGCCTAGCCTGGACTCGGCATCAGACGCTGACTTGGTCGCCTCCCACCACGCCAGGAACATCTCGGTCTCATGCGCCAGTTTTCTCGCCAGCATCCTTCCTCGCAATCTCCACCAGGCGCTCGTGCAACGATTGAACCGCGGTTATCGCCTCCGGTTCCCCGTCTATTCGCTGGCCCACGATGTAGTAAGCCTCCAGCGCCTCGTTTTTCTCGTCAGGCTCGAGCCCGAACCGTTTGCCGAAAAATCTGATGAGGTCGTTTGGCTTCATGGATCCCTTGTCGAATAGCATGCCCGCGACCTCGAGGTCATGCTCCTCCCGACTGGTATCTATTTCTTTCAGCTGGAAGCGCCAGTCGGTTATCTCCATAGACGGCAAGATGAAATGGTCGAAATACTGCTCGATCATCTCCTGCCGGGGGTTGATGACGCTCTCGATGTAGATCCGCGTAGACTCCTTAGCCGTGGATCCACCGAGGCTACCAGTCTCCGCTATCCCAGCGCGATACGGAGGAACCCCGTGAGCGGAGAGTATCTCGTCACGGTTGTCCTTGCGGTACAACCTGAACGACGCGTCCTTCACCTCGACCGCAAGAGGCTGTATCTTCACCTCCACCGATCCCCCAACGTCGGAAGGCACTCCAAGTATCAGCGTAGAGTGAGGCTCCCCCTGGAGGTCATTGAAGTACTTCTTCACCTGCTTGGTGAGCGCGTACTCTCCATTCTCATCCGGTTCGCCCAGATCATAATCCCCTGTAATATAGACGGCGTATGCTGGGATCCCGAAGTTCGAGAAGAACTTGATGTTGTAGTCGCGGGCCGCGATCGTCCCTAATATTGCCCCCAGCGCCGGCAGAACATCGGGCACTCCATAGTAATCTGACCGCGACGTATACGAAGCGAAGTGCAGGATCTCGTTTGCCCGGGCGTCCGCTTCTATCTTCCCGAGCTCCTTCTCCTCACCCGTTCCTCTGTGCACGTCCTTTTCATATCCGACCTGCTTAAACCACGCCTTCTTATTCCCCCGCACCTGGCAGAACTTGTTGTGGCTCTTGTGCAACCGGACGGTATGGCCGGGGATGTGCTTGATCACCGCGACCAGAGCCTCCGGCCGGTAGTCCTCCCGAATAACCTCGAGGTACCCGTTTCCTATTGACTCGTAGTCAGTCATCATCCGGGTAAGCGAAACCGTGAGCGGGGCCCACTGAGAGGAGAGGAACACATACAGGCTCTTGTACTGTTCGCTAGACGCCTCTCCCTCCAGATCCTCGGCGGTCTTGATCTCCCAACCCAAACCGGCGGTGTCATGGGCTTTTGTCTTCACGCAACGGGAGTGGAACGTGTTATGCTCCATCAACTGCGCGAGCTGCTCGAGTCGGTAGTGAGGTTCGACCAGGCCAAGCCGTCCGTATTGTTTGCGGAATGCGTCCAGGGACAGCTGCTTTGACTTTGGCTTTGTCGCGTATTCCTTGAGAACCGCGCCCGAGACAACCTTGTTGCCCCTGGTTATTATCGCGACAGGCTCTTTCATCTTCCCCTCTTCGCTACTGATGCCATGGCCTTTCTGCCCTTCACGTTCACCACGTACAAGTACCTGATCGCATCAGGTCCATGGTCGTTTTCCTTCTTGGGCTCATCGGTGCCAGGGCGGTTCTGGTAACTTTCAATCTCGGCGACCAGTTCCTTGGTCTTGCCCCTGACGAAGTACAGCCTGGGCGGACCAGCGTTGGGCTTCAGGGCTTTGCGAATCTCCGAGATGCCATCCTTGACCTTGGAGGCCCGGGCAAGCATCCTGAACCCGACCTTCCTAAACTCCTTCATCCCCCCGGGATTCGAAGGGTCACATGCCACGTTCCTGATCTTGCCCCCGTACTTCTCCCACATCTCACTGGCAAGCTCAGCGTCGGTCATGTGCCGCCGGTAATTCTCCTCGAGCACGAACTTCTTCTCGTCTCCGGCCACGCCCACGGCCAGGAACACAAACGGGTTCTCGAACCCCCAGTCCACGCAACCCCACGGATCAAGACCAGGCGGGACATCGTCAACCAGGTGCACGGCTTGATCAAAGGCCGGGTAAATCAACAGGTGCTTTGAAGGCTTCTGGCAAAGGTGCTCCGACTCCCACGTGTCACGGTCGTGCAGCATGAATTGCTGGAGCGCGTCCTCGTACGTCCGGTAGCCGTCAGCGTTCCTGGCTCGGCCTTCACAGGTCTCCTCGTGCGTGCACTCGCTGCAAGGGGGATCCTCTTTCCCGCAACCGGCACAATCCCTGCGCATTGGACAGGCCCTGCAGTCCCGCTCGCATGCCTGCATGGTTTCCCATATACACCACTGGTAAACCCTGAAACCTTTTTCCTCTGCCTCGTCGAGCATCTTCTGCATCTTGCCGTGGGCCTTGTGGCGGGTCGAGGCCATGACCACCTGCGCCGGCACACCACCCTGACTCGTGGGAATGGATAGCGCACCTTGGAAAACCGCGTCGTCCATCTCTTCGATCTCGTCCATCCTCAGGCGGGGAACGTGAGGGCTTCTCACGCTCTTGGTGGACCCGGCGAGTATTTCGTAGGTAACGCCGCCTTTGAGCCGGGTTTCGCTCATCAGCGGTTCTTTCTCAAGCTTCGCCTCGAGTATCGGGTCCCGCCCCCAGAAACCCTTGCTGTAGTCGTAGCACCTCTTGGCCTGGAGCTTTGAGCCGGCAACGTTTGCTACACTCGTGCCCTTGAACCCGGCGTCCAGCACGTTCAGCGCCGCGATATCAAGCGTCTTCCCGCCGGTCCTGCAGGCTAAAACAAGAGCGCTGGAAACCCGCTCGAAATAAGCGTCCGCCACGAAGTCGAACGGCCCCTGGTGTCCGCGGCAAACCGCCTTGCGCGGGATATTGAAACCGAACGTCTCACGGATATACTCATGGAGCTCGTCGTCGGTCTGGGGGCCGTCGGCCCACTTCTCAGTTAGCGCTTGATGGACCAGGGAGAGAAAGGCCGCCGAGTCGTTCGACGAACCGCCGCTTGTCAGCAGGGTCTCTGATCGTTTCATCAGCCACCTTTACGATCTGATTCACCACCACCTGGATATACTCGATGCGAATTGTGTGCTTCGTGCCCTCAGTGATCCTGTGGTAGCGCTCGATCACCTTGGTTATCTCCACCGCGAGCGAAATCATGGCGCCTCGGTCCAACAGGTTGACCCTCCCTGCTCCCTCAATCCTCTCGCGAAGATCCTCCGCCAGGGTTATCAATGTAGCAAGCTGAATTCTCACATCGGCCAGGTCGGGGTCGTCGATGAGCTCCTGTATCCTGTCGCCTAAAACCTGGCCCTTGTACTTCGAGCGGAGGCCGTGTTTTACGGGTGTCATCCCCCCATGGACACGACACTTATCCTTGCCCCTGATCGAATGAGCTTTGCAGCGCTCACCCGTTCTCTTCGCTATAGCGGTGCACTGACTGATGGGGATCGCTCCCTTTCACTTGCTAATGAGGTCTGCACAGCTTCCCGTGCCCTCTCCACCCTCTCTTCCAGACCAAAGTATCTGGCGAAGGTGTCACGTCCAGTGACATGCCAACTCACCGATCCAGTGTGGTGACCGACACAGCAGTAGAATTCGTTCTCTGGCACTAAAGCATGCCTTCCCCAGGCTCCGCGACTGAATATGTGATGCTTATGGGCCGCTTTGTTATTACAGCCTGGAACCTCGCAGCGCATTTTCAAATCGAGAGTCGGAATCGAGCATCAAGAAAAACTAGTCGCCCTTGGTGAAGCTTGCCATGGCAACGATGACACAGAACAATGCATTTCAGTATTTCATCAGTAATGCGCTCGATAGACCAGCCATTATTAACAGCATCGCTCACCCATGCATCACGCTTTGTCGGATCAATATGATGAAATGAAAGATCCTCTACCTGCGTCTCTCCACAAGCTAAACACTCCAAGCCCTTCTTGTGTGAACGCAACCACTCTCGATTCCTCTCGCGAATCGCCTTGTTCGCCTGTTGAGCTTGATCCTTATTACGTTCATACCACCTTCGCTGACAATAATTTGCCTCAGCCCTATCTAAATATGGCATTTCCTTCGCCTCCACCCCGCAACGAAAAAAGCCCCACTCTCGGGGCATGAAAAAACCCGCCTGCCTGGCGGGTCACCCTCTTCTGATACTTCTTGCTATTATACGCATAACTCACAAGCGACCGTTCTGTCAAGACACCGCACGGTCCCTCACCTTCTCTTCAAACTCGATCGCGAGCGTGCGAATGGCCCTCTCGAGCTCCTCCGCGATCGCGTACATATCCTCATCCTTAATCAGCGTGTCCCTCTTGCTGCGCCCCTTGCGAATTGTCGGAAGGCCACCGCTGCCGGGGAAGTAATACGCCTGATGCAGTATCCGCGAGTACAAGCGATTCAACCTCGCAAGCGCCCTCATTGCTTCCTCAACTGGATGCTCACGCTGATAACGAGGTCTTCTCCTGCTTGCCCGATAGCGCTTCGTACGTTTCGGTTTGGCTGCCGGAGTATCCATTCGACGTTCTCCCTTACCTGTTCATACCTGTACTCGATCTCGTTGTGGTTCTTGTCCTGACGAGCCCTCATCCTGCGTTTGAGGTTGGCGAGCTCGCGCTTGCAGTCGGGATGGTACATCCTCGCGTCGCCCACCATCTCCAGGCCGCAAAGATTACAGAATTTCGGCATTCACCGCCTCCTATTCAACATCGCCCCATCCTTGCCATCCTCTGCTGACACCGCTTGCACGTCACCGGCCTGGTCCCGCGCTCGAAGTCGTACCGACTGGCGTAGACGCGCCTCCCGCAATAAGTCATGTAGCCTTTGCTAACCGGAACCTTGCCGTTGGACTTCAAAGCCACCTTGTAGGCGTGCACCTTGCCGCGCCCGTCCTTTCGCCATATACGCGCCAGACGCTGTTTCGAAGGCCCCCAATGCCTCGGCATCCCTACCCCTCCTTAATCTCCACTTCATTTCCGACATAAGCTGACACGAACATCTCCATAGCCACCTCGAGCGCGTGCGGATTCTCGATACCAACCCCCTTGAGTTCCTTGAAGCCGTAGTTGACAAGGATGTAATTGATGTCGAAATAGGCACTCTTGATATATGGCTCACAACTCTCGACCACTCCCTCAAGCTTGACTTTAGACCTTTCGGTTCTTAGACACCGTTCACTCTGGCACTTCACGCACCGCTCCACCTCGTATGAGAGATCACGGTCATCACTCTCAATGCGGGCGATCTGTTGCCAGGAGTGCTTGCAGGACATTGACGGCCTTTCCTTCGTGGTCTTTACAGCACTCCCTTGCCCACCAGGTAGCCCCAGACAGCTACGGCCTGACGCGCAGGAGACTTCATCTTGGCGCGATCGAGTATCTTCTCGATTCCCTCAAGGACCTCCGGGTAATCCCGGGGTACATCATTCGGCCTCGAGCTCCCCGACACTTCCACATTCCCCGTCCAGTCCTCTTTCGGCTCCTCATACGGCACCGGCTCGGGCTTCTTGAGCTTCTTCGCCGGTTTCCTCGGCCCGTCAGATGGAGCCACCTTCTGGGCGGCCTCATCAAGCGTTGGCTTCGCGCTCTCGGGCTGTTTCGGCGCTACCGGCTTCTGCCCCGCTTGCTCGCGCGCCAGCTTCTTCTCCAGTTCGGGCATTGACAGCTTCGCCGCCTTCAACTCCCGTTGCCTTTTGTTGTAGCATTCCGTACATACCGCCCGGCCCTCTTTCCGATCATTCTCACACCCCTCAACCTTGCAGACCTTCTTGTCCTCCATAACTACCTCCTTGATCTTCTCCCACGGATCGATCGGCCCGAGCTCGCGTTCGCGCTTCTCCTCCACGGCCCTGAAATACTCGTCAATCGGTATAGCCTTTTGCAGCTGCCCCCCCCCTCATTTCGTGGCCTTTGATTCCACTCTTGATTCCACTTCTGATTCCTCTTTCTTGCACTCGTCACAGAGGACGCGAGCCTGCCCCGCGTAGGACTCGACCTCGACGCGGCGACCACAGTTAGAGCAGAGGACCTGGAGTTTCACTGAGCAACCACCTCCAGCCTCGCCACTCTCGGGCACAGGTTCGCCACCTTGCAAGTAGCACAGTCCTCGAGCTCGGGCCCCTGGCAGTCGATAATCGCCTTGTGGGCGAGTTGCAGGACAAGCTCATCCCAAATCAGCGGCGCGTCAACGCCTCCGACAACTCCACGGCGGGAATGATCGTTGTACTTCGCGTACGTCTTCTTGCGAGCGATACGCTGACACTCCTTGCTACAATGGCGGTGGTTCCGGTTATCGTATTCCTTGCCGCAGGTTTGGCAGATCTTCATGCGTCCCTGCCCCTATCGATGAAAGCGTCACGGCCATCGCTATATCCGTTCACCATGCGGAGGACCCGCAACTCGATCCACGCCTTGATATATCCGATCACCCAACAAATGTGCTTTATCAGCAAAGCACGCTCTCAACCGAAGTGATCTTGAGCTTCTGGAACGGCGTCTTGAACCCCTCCGAGTCCAGCTTGTCGCCTGTCTCCACGACGTGCGCCCGGATGGTAAGCTCAACCTCATCGTCGAGCTTCAGTCCCTTCTCGAACATCACGCTGTGAGCCTTGATCGTGGTTTCGTGCAACGCCAGCTTGGCCGCGGCTTCCTCGACCAGCTCGCCCGCTTCGTTCATCACCATCTGTCCCGTGTCCATACCCCTTCTCCTTCCTTTCGCTATCTCCTCAACCATCCCGGGGATCTCCTCGCAAGCCTTTTGGAACTCATCGCTTGTGAGCGTCACCGATTTATCACCACACGTCATTGTCACCCGGTCTACGCCGTCACTCATTCAGCACCGCCCTCCATAGTCCACTTCCCCCTTGTCCTCCTGGAACTTCGGTATCACCTTGCCACCCGCTTGCCAGGGCATGAACACCAGGCGGCCGGCGGTGGGGTTGTCATAACGCGCAATCAACGCCTGCCCGTCCAGACACGGATAAGGACAATGGCCGTGTAGGTCTAATTCCAGAACGCACTTCTTCTGCTTGGTGAGCGCGGGGCAGTATCCGTTGTGTCCTTTCCTCGCACAATCGCAATCGTTCATTCACTCGTCTCCCCCTTCGACTTTTCTGGCGCTCAAGTTTCTTCTCATATCCTCCGATACAGTAAGTGGCGCGAGTCGTTTTTCAGGCATGTAGTTCAATGGCAGAATGCCCGATTCCCAATCGGGAGATTCCGGTTCGATTCCGGGCATGAAATTCCAGCCCCGGGAGACCGGGGCTTTTTCTTGGCACATTTACAACTGCCTCCTCACGTATTCCACCCTGTCCATCCACCCCGGGTCAGCCGCATAATCTGGCAAGTCGTATCCTGTCTGTGCAGGGCCCCACACATGAGCCACGAACTCAAACGCGCCTGCTATCGCCGTGGGCCAGTCAGGCCACCAGCAGAAGCCCTTCTCGCAACGCACGTCACGATGTGGGCCTGTCATGCCCCAACCGTTATGGTTCGTCCTGGAGAGAGCGCCGTTGGTGAAAGTCGTGCTTTCCTTATCAGCGATCGCCACCATCAACAGGCAGGAAACGCCCGTTCTCTCCTGGGCCTCCACCCAGGCCATCCCCGTACCTGCCGCTGGCGAGCCACGGTGAACGAGCCACGCTTCTACCCGGGCAGCGAGTGAGTGGCATTGCTCTGTGGCGACGGCCTGATCCAGGCACCAGGAGATACGCTTGGCGTCTTCTTGTGGAGTAGCACCGCCGCTGGGGGAAGCAGGCGCGTCTCCTGCTGCTTTATCGTCCATCATGGCGATGTCCGACTCAGTATTCGCTTGAAAACGCGCTTCTAAAAGGGGACCGCCGAGATCCGGAGCAATGCGGCAACTCTTGGGGATATTTACATGGTCTAACCTAAAGGCAAGACCCGCTCCGTTATTGACCCCGGCGGTGTTTTGACATTCTGCTTTGGAAAGATGATATGTTGTTTGTGCAAGCGTCGCAAGGAGTGCAAGTCCGGCCAAGACTGTCAGCACTGCGTGGCGCTTGCCTCTGTGTTTTTGTCGGATGGTTCGCTCCTTTCATCGCATTTGAGTTCATGTCTGGAACAAAAGTCGTTTGGCCCCTTGGTCCACAGCACCAGGTTTGTGAACTCTTCAGCGAAAGGGAAGTAATCAAGCCCACAGATGTACTTCCTGTTTGCGCCGGGGGCATTGTGTATCTCGATGCACGCCATTCCCTCTTTGTAACTGCGCGTAAACTCCTCACGGAACTTGTCGATAGGTATTGCGTTCACGCAGTTGCCACAGATGTAGTCGGTCAGTTTCAATCGCCGTCCTCCTTGCGTGGTTGCCACGTATCTACTTTCGCCAATATTTCACCGTCTAATGTCCAGTACTGGAATACAATACGAATTGGACTACCCTCGTGTCCTTGACCATAGACTGCGGTGGTTCTTATCACCTCAATCTTTTCTACTGAGCGAACAGGATATGGTTCAGCGCACTTATCCATCATTCCCCACCACCTCCGATACGCTGTGCAGGTTGTGCAGATCGCTGGTATCCCATTCGCTCTCATCGCCAGTCGCCTTGCGGTACTTCCGCGCCTCGATCTGAAGAGTGGCTATGGCCTGTTGCCAGTCCTTGAAGCAGGTACACCGAGTCACATTACCGTCCTTGTCCTCCCGCCATCCTGCTCGGCAGTAGGGGCAGTTGCGGACCAGGCGAGCCTTGTCGCGGGCTTCACTCTGGATTGCGAGCATTTCTTCCACTCGATTAGATTCCACGCTTTCGCCGTTCGGCCATGATGGCATCGTGTATTGCCTCCTTCTCGTTCTCGCGGGTGGCCGGGATGCCGTTGGTGTAGTCCTCGTATGGCCTGGAGGGACCAAGGAAAGTAGCTGGGAGCTTGATGTACTTGGTCTCTACGTTGTCCTGATCACACTCGGCAGCGTAATTCCCGGCGGCTCGGATCAGCACCTGGGCGTCCACGCCTTCCTTCAGCCTGGTATTCCAATTCTTGAACGCTTTCTTCTTCTCACGCATCCGTGGGTACTGTTCCCAAAATGTTGAAAACTCGGGGGTATACTCTGCGCCGGGAGGCGCGGTGTTATTCTCTTTCTTTTTCTTACTCTTATTCTTATTCTCTTCTGGCTTAACCCTCGGCTTAACGGGGGGCTTAACTGGGGGGTTAACCCTACCCTTGACCAGTTCAGGGTTGCCACCCTTCTTGCCATGCGCCTTTGCTAACTGCCGTTTTTCCCATTCTGACCGCATTCGTTTGTTGTATAGCCCAAACTCGTCACGCTTCAATACTCGTTTCTTTTCGAGTTCTTCTAAGCACGACTTGCATGTCTTTTGGGACACCCCAAGTGCTTTAGATAACTGCAAAGTAGTTGGCATGTGTCCGTCACTTAACAGATAACCGTAAGGCTCCGCACTGTGAAGTATCAGTAAGAGGCGAGACAAGAAGCCTTGAGTTGACAGCCGGCAGGATGCAAGTTCGAGGTCACCGTTCCATATGTCGGGATAGAACTTTATCCACGGATCACGGTCAGCCACTACTCCCCCTCCACAGACAAAACCCCCGGTGATGCCACTCCACCGGAGGCAGGCTTGCTGGTATGCGTTGAGACAGGGTTCATACGGTCACCCCGAAAAGCGTTGGTTCGCCGTAGACCCTCTCCATCGCCCGGTTAACATTCTTGACCGTCTTGAAATGCGCCATCGCCACCGCTCTGCGTTGGCTTTCAAAGTGGACATAAGAGTCGTCCTCCCACCCGCTTGCGTAGCAGTAGCCGCCTGAGAAGGTCGAGACGATAGGTTCCTGGAGCACGTCCTGGGCGTAGTCGATCACGTCCCGGAGGTCCCTGTCGGTGGATAGGCCAAGATAGTCCACCAGATCATCTGCGGTGGCTGCGTTGTCACCGCCGAAGTGGTCGCGCCTCATCTTGCGAGCCAGCCTTTGAGCTGACCTATCAAGCTCAGCGTCGGTCACTCTGATTGACCTCCTGCTCTTGGACCGGTATTCTTGAGTGTGCGTGCAACCAAATCCATACCAGCGTTGGCCTGCTCATAGGCCCTGAAAACGCCACGGATTACTCCGAAAAGGAGGTGAAAAACATGCCAACAACCGGAGAGAAGCCGGGCATCGGGAGGTACAAGTGTCTCAACTGTGGCCAGATCGTCCGTCTTGACGACAGCACGGACACCCTGCCGCCGTGCCCCAAGTGCGACAAGACAGAATTTGTCCGTGTATGAAGCTATGGCCTCTTCGCTGTAGCCGTAGAGCTTGCCCCAGTACCAATGCTCCACGACCGGATCATCGAACACTGGGGCATGCTCTATTACGTGCTTGAGGTGGGGTTTCGCGAAGGCGTGGATCTGGTAGTTCTCCGGATACTCTGGACCCTGATTCTTGACCGTGTAGAGAAGTCCCCGCTCGGTGATAATGTCGAGCACTTCACCAAGGTCCTTATGGTGGCAATCCACTTCAGAAGCAGGTTTGCAGCCAAGCTTCACGGGATGAATGAAAGCCTCAAGATGGACACGATCTATATCCCGCATGTTTCTCTCCACCTTGTTCAACCGGTAGCCTCCTCCTCACCGCAACGCTCCATGCAGTCCTCCAGGTACATCACCCGGCGATATAGGCTGCAATAGATGACTGGCCCGTCCTCACGCTGGGGGCGCGGTTCACACCAGGGGCAGGGATCGCCTTCGTAGTAGTAGTCCTCACAAGTGATCACTTGTGCGACACCCCCAGCCCCACCAGCAGTCCGCGCAGCTCCGCGAGCTTCTTGAGCCCCCGCTGGGCCTGGCGCCTGGCAACGTACTCCTCAGACTCCGCGCACGTCTCCAGGTTCCCCGCGATACGCTGGAGCAGTGAGCGGATATCCAGCTGTTGATCAAGAGTCAAGGTCACTTCTTGCGTTCTACTCAAAACGTCGGTGTCACTCACGACACTACCCCCAACTTGCCGTCCTCGAGCCGCCATACCGTCAGATCGTCGATACCAGGGTCGCTCACGCCGTTGGCCCCCACCGTGGAAAGCACCAGGATGGAGTCGTAGTCGCCCTTGATGGAAACCAGCAGGTCCATCAGGAGCAACCGGTTGGCCGGGTCCAAAACGTCAACGTTGTCGATCACCAGGAAGCGCAGTCCGGACAGCCGCACGATCGCGTCCTGGAGGACCACGCCCACCCTGAGCTTTTCGCTCGAGGACAGGAGACTGAGGTCGCTTGTCACGCCGTCGTGGGTGATAAACACCTTGAAGTCCGGGTCTACCTGTAGGGCAAGCGAGTACCGGCCTCCAGTAAGCTCCTGGAGCCGCTCGTTGGCGTTCTTCTCGATAGGGCCGATGGTCTCACCCAGGATCCGCCCGGGCAGTCCCTTCGGACTGAGGATCTCAACCAGGAGCTCTAAGACCTCTACCTGGTCCTCGAGCTTCTCCCGCTCACCGGCCTGGCGGTCCAGTTCCTCCTGGCGCCCCTCAGCCTTGTTGATGTTAGCTAAGATCCCCTGGCCGTTGGTGATACGGTCCTGGAGGACCCTGATCTCGTCGCGGGTCTCGTCGGGATCGATATCACCGGATGATAGCGCGGCCAGCTTGTCCTCAAGCGTCTCGATATCAGCCTCGAGTTCCTTCTTGCCGGGATTGGCAGCCTCAGCCACCAGTTCTACGCGCCGGGGCAATAACAGCCCCATGGCATCCTCGATCTCGCCGATATCCTTTTCCAAGTCCGCCCGCTTGTTCTCGAGCTCACCGACCAGCTTCTTTCTCTTTTCCTTTCCCAGGGGGCAGGTTATGAGTCCCGGGGCCAGTGGGCATGACTTGGTAGCGCCGGCGGCACCGAGAGCCTCAGCCGCGTCCGCCAGGGAGCGGGCCTCTGTCTTCTTGCCATTAATACCGTGCTTGTACTCGTCGAGCTTTTCATCCAGGGCCTCCAGCTGCCGCCTGGCCGAACCCGGACTGCCGGCGTTCTCGAGGTCCGCGGTCAATCTCTCGATCTCCTGCTTGAGCCGCTCCCTGCTGGTGACACCCCCCTCATGTATCCCCAGGGCAGTGCGTTTCTCGGCAAGCTCCCTCCTCAGCTCCCCCAACTGCTCCTCGATCTCGTCTTTCGGCGGATGGTTCTCCGCGACAGTGAGCGCCGGCACGGCCCCCATGTCCTTGAGGCGCCGCTTGGTGTTCTTGCGAAGCTCGTAGAAGTGCTTGTAGAGGTTGGCGAAGGTGGCACCGGTGCCGTCATACAGCTTGTCAGGCGCCGCGTTGAGCATCCTGTGCACCTGTACCTCATGGTCAGTGCCGAAGCATTCCATGACGCGCTCGGTAACGTCCTTGCGATCGAAGCTCAGCCCCAGTAGCCCGAACAGCAAGCCCTTCTGGTCCGCCGGGCGCATGTCGAGAAAGCCGGTGGAGCTAAGTGCCGCGGTGATAACCCGGTCATCGACGCCCAGGTAGTCGTTGAGAAAGCCCTGGAGAGCGGTGTTGTTGCCCGCGTGGTCGTCGATCGACAGCCCTCCCGGGATCCCGCGTGAGAAGGTAACCGGCTCGTTCCCGTTGGCAGCTACTATCGCTGCTATGTCCGCTTGCTTAGCCCCGACCTGGATCATGTGCTCGGCACCCTTGCCACCCTTGTCGGTGCGGTCACAGCGGCCAGTGAACAGGTAGGCCAGGGCATCCAGGATCGAGGTCTTGCCAGCTGCGTTCTCGCCGACAACGACGTTGATCTTGGAGTCAAAGTTGGCCTTGAATTCCTCATACCTCGTGAAGTGCTTCAGTCCCAACGCGTATAATTTCATGATGTCTTCACCTTCCTCGCCTTGAACGTGGTCTTGGAATTGTCCACCGCGATATCCGCCAGGGCGCCGGCCAGGTTTTGGTCAGCCCTGGCGGCCTTCTTGATCGCGGTGGTGTCTGCCCGGACAAAGTGGTTGAGCTCGCGTCCACTGTCGGCCAGGACAACCTGGAGGTCCAGAAGGTCGGGGTACTTCACGGACTCGGACCTGAAGTAGCCTGTTTCCATTCCGTTGACCTCGATAGCCCCTTCCTGGGTACACCAGGGCTTGAGCAGGGTATCGATGGCCTTGCGCCTGGCATCCAGGGCTATCCGCTCGCCGGCCAGTGCCAGCGCGTCCTCCGGGCCGGTGAGTACCTCGAGGCCCCCGTTGGTGAGTGCGGGGCAGTCAGCGGTCCAGGAGCACCAGCCACAGTAGCTACCTGGCGTAGGTTTGTACTCCTGGTCGGCCTCGATGCGTTCGATGCCGGCAAGGATATCCTTCTCAATCGCCGGGATATCCTCGAGAAGGTATGTGACCTCTCGAATAACTCCATACCTCACGAAATCAATCCGGCAAATGAACACTTTGGCGTCCGGGTACTTCTGCGCCGCCATCCATGCGTAGCAACGTAGCTGAAAGTCCTTGTCGATCTCAGCCTGGGAACGTATCACGTGGTCAGTCTTGAGATCCGTGATAATCAGGCATTCCCCCTCATCCTTCAGCTGGTCGATGACCCCCCACCACGTGTGCCCGCCCAGTGCGATATTCCACATCTCCTCGATAACGTAGTTACCAGGCTCGAGAATGTGGGTGTCGGCGTAGGTTTCCAGTATCTCGCGGACCTCGTCGGTGCCCTGATAGTCGAGCAGGAACTGGACATCCGTCTTCAAACCCTTGTCCAGGCAGTGCCTGGTGTAAGCCGCTATTGCCTCATGAACCGCGGTTCCCCGCTCCAGGGCCTCGGATACCGCCTCGAGCAACTTCTTAGTGTAGCGGCACTCGAATGCCCTGGGGCATTGGTTATAGAGGTTATCTCTGGAATAGCTGTGGTTACTCATTAGAAGTACGCCTTCCTTTCACTCTTAGGGGCCGGTTGGGGAAGCTCGGTGACGTTTGATTCCTGATTTGATTCCTGATTTGATTCCGGGTCGATCTCGGCGTCGACTCGGGCGCTCAGGTACTGCTTGAGCTTGTCGGGGTAGCCCTCGTATTTCTGGAGCAGCCGCGTGCGCTCTTTTTCGGGAGTCCCCAGGATCTCAAAGCCTGTAAGGATATCGGGGTCGATCGGGGGGGCAGCGGCCACCGGGGCCTCTGGCAGCTCCTTTTCCTCCTGAACACTCTTGGGCCACAGGTCGTCAGGCAGCTCTTCCGGTGCCGACGGCAACTCGAGCTTCGCCCCGCCCAGGGCCAGCGGCGTTACCTCGGTAAGGCTCTGAGCCGTGTCCAGGCGTAGGCAGTAGTGGTTGGATTTGTGTTGCTTGCCGTTGTCGTCGACGTAACTAACCTGGTAAGGGTCCAAGAACAGCTTGAGCGGGATTCCGTGGATCCTGCCAAAGAGGCCCTGCACCATCTCCAGCCCGGCCACCAAGTTCTGGATGCTTCTCTTTCCGGTGGTGCTGATGTCGTAGACGGAGAGGCCGCCGGGGACCTTGTAGAGGATAAACTCCACCCTGCCCTGGCGCTTGCAGTCCCCTTCTATAAAAGCCTGACAATCCTCGCCCAGGCACTCGATCTCGTGGTCTACCTCGCGGTGAACCGCTACTTCCCCGTCGCCCCGGCACTTCCAGCCCCCTGTGCCCCAGCGGATATAAGCCAAGTCCAGGATCGCGGAGGGGTCGTTTACGGGGAACATGATGTCCAGTTCCCGGCAGTTGTCCCCGTAGTACTCACCGGCCAACGGGGCATCGACGAAGTTGAAGTGATCCAGCGCTCGCGGATATTCCCGGCCAGTCTTCTGGGAGACGTCCTTCTCGCCGAGACGGATCCTGCCCGCCCTGGGGATCCTGATAGTGTCCGTGAGTCCTTTGATTCCCTGCGGTAGTGGTGCCATTGTTACCCCCTGTTTCGCTTACTTACGCTGTCTTTGGCGGTCTCAAAAGCCCGCAGGCCTCCTGGTATGCTCTCTCCAGCACGCTGGCCTGTGCCGTGAGCTGACCCTGTGCCTTCACGCTCCTGGCGAACAGCTCTTCCTGAAGCGTGTCCTCAAGGTCCTCCAGCTTGAGTACCCTGATCCGGACCTTCTCCTGCTCCCCCTGAACCCGTACCGCCAGTTCCCGGAGCTCTTCGTCCTGGAGTATTGAGTTGGCCTCAATGTTCAGATCCAGCGCTTCGTTTAGCTGTTTTATCAGCGTGCAGTTCAACGTATCCCCCCTTATTCAGCCGCTCCCGCGCCTCCGCGAGTTCCTTCTCGGCCGACCTCTCGTCAGCCCTGACGCAGATAACCGCCAGGCGATCATAGGCTCGCTCTTCCTCTTCTGCGTTCACCTTGCCTCCTGGAGTGCTTCACGTAGCTGGTCGTCCGGGTATATCTGCTCCGGGGTCACGCCCAGGGCGATACAGATCTTCTCGAGCTCCTCGTCGGAGGGCAGGCGAATCCCGTTCTTGATCTGGCTGATGACTGAGTTGTTGAGGCCGGTGCTCTCTGCCAGTTGCCCACCGCTGATGCTACGGTTCTTCATTAGGACCGAGAGTATGTTGTTGGCTCTCACGCTTGCCTCCATCGTTAAAATACGTTAGGTAACTCGGAGCGTATTTGAACGGTAGCACATAACGTTCAGAGTTGTAAAGCATTTTACAAACTTTTTCTAAAAATATTCAGAGATATCACATAGAGGCAGCAAAACACCGCTACAATTGAAGGATGGACATCAGCGATGTCGGAGGCCGCTTAAAGAAGGTACGTGAATTTCGGGGCCTGGGAGTTAATGAACTGGGCAGACTATCTGGGGTGCCGGGTTCTACAATATCCCAATGGGAGAGTGGCAAACATCAACCGCGACCGGAGAAGCTCAAGAAGGTGCTTCAGGTTCTCGACATCAAGTATGAAGACCTTTTCCAGGACTTCGACGCCAAGTACATCCGGGAAACCATCGAGAAATACAAGACCAATGCCGACGACATACGCGTCGTGCTCACCGCCAACCCGGACCTCTCGCCTGCGGAGATAGAGGTCATCATGCGGATCGTGGAGAGCAAGGAGAAGGAGTTACGGAAGGCAGAACGGGATAAAAAATACGGTTGAAATGTAACGTATTGTGTTACACCTGTTCTGTTAATACACCTGTTCTGTTAACAAGGAAGGCAACAGGAAGGTCCTAATTCCTGGCTGGGGGATAGAATAGGAGGACCCATGATTGACGGGAAAGAATCGGAACGCCGCCCACGGATGCTCATTGTCGAGGACGAGCCCGACATGGCAGTGTTACTCAAGCGAGTCCTTAACCGCACGTTTGACGCCCAGGTAACAATCGCAGAGGACTGCGCTTCCGCTCGGGAGACGCTAGCCTCGGAAACCTATAAGGTCATCACCCTGGACTACCGATTGCCCGACGGCGACGGCCTGGAGCTGCTGGAAGAGATAAAGGCCATAGAGAACCCGCCTCGAGTGGTTATGGTCACGGGGCAAGGCGACGAGCAGATCGCGGCGAGCGCAATCAGGCTCGGCGCTTCTGGGTACGTTGTGAAGGACAAGCGCCTCACTACCCTGCTTCCCGATGCAGTTAAACACGCGTTATCCGAGATCGCTCTCAAGCGAGCGAAGGACAGGCTGAGAGACATGGTAGCAAAGTGCCAAGCTATATCGGAGGTATCTCGGGAAGGGGTCATATTCCACGAGGACGGAAAGATCCTCCTTGCCAACAAGAGAGCAGGAGAGGTGTTGGGCTACGATCCAGACGAGCTTGTCGGCATGGACGGCTTCCAGTTCATTGACTCCGGGGACCACAACATCGCGCGCGCTCATATCGAGTCAGGGGGCAAGAATCTGCAAGAGGCGACGTTGGTAAGAAGGGACAGGTCAACTCTAACAGCCTTGATACACAGCAGCGCCACCCAATACCAGGGACGGCCAGCAGAGGTTATAGCGGCATGGGACATAACCAAACACAAGCGGGTTGAGGAGGAGCTCAAGAAGATCTTTGCGGAGGTCAAGTCTCATGCTCATTCGTTTTCAAGTGACCTGAAGGGAGCACTGGCCGGAACCCTGATAGCCATCGAAGCGGTACAGGAACTGCTCTTTGAGATGAAAGGTGATATGCCGGAGAGCTGAATCAAATCATTGACGCCCTATTGGGGAACGTTTTAATATATCGGGGAACATGCTAGGCAACTTGGGGGTTATTATGGCAACGACTGTACCGAAAAGGGTGTCGAACCGCATGACGTCCGCGCTCAAGAAGTTCCAGCCCGTACTCAAACACGCCCAGGATCGCGATGTCAACGAGTCAGATACCGTTGACATCATGACCGACATGCTCGCCGAGATATTCGGCTATGATAAGTATGTCGAAGTGACTTCGGAGTACAAGATCCGGGGCACCTACTGTGACCTGGCAATCGAGGTTGATGGACAACTCAGGCTTCTCATAGAAGTCAAGGCGATCGGCATGGAGCTCAAAGACAAGCATCTCCGACAAGCGGTGAACTACGCCGCTAACGAGGGCGTGGACTGGGTTGTCCTCACCAACGGAATCAACTGGCAAGTTTATAGGGTTACGTTCACGAAACCAATCAAGAAGGAACTTGTCGTGGAATTTGACCTGTTGGAGTTGAACCCGGGAAAGCTTGGCAACCTGGAACCCCTGTTCTTGCTATCACGTGAAGGCCTTGGGAAATCGGCGCTGCCTGATTACTACGTTCGTAAACAAGCTACGAGCCGGTATGTTATCGGGGCAATCCTGCTAAGCGATCCCCTGCTGAAAGCCGTCCGCCGTGAGCTGAAGAAGGTGTCCCCCGAGATAAAGTTCGACCTAGACCATATCAAGGGCGTTGTAGATCGCGAAGTGTTAAAGCGGGAAGTGGCTGAGGGGGAGAAAGCGGTCGAAGCAAGGAAGAGGGTGGAGAAAGCAGTAAAGGCGGCACAGACCAAGAAGAAGCCGAAAAAGAAGCAGGAGCCAGCGGTGGCAGAGCCTTCTTCCGGAGCGGATGTCATTGAGATAGGTGAGGTGAGAGAAGAGAAGCGCTGGTAGTTGGCGCCACGGCGGGGGCTTTATAGGTCTGCGGCAACAAAGGGGAAGACGCGGCATGGGGAAAGCATCAGTAATCCTACTTATAGCTCTGTTAGCGATCCCGCCTGTGTTTGTAATTGGTTGCGGGAGTAAGGCTGACATACATGAAGCCGCCGAGAGCGGTGACATGGTCACTGTGATAAAGCTTTTGGATAGAGGTGAAGCCGTTGACAAAAAAGATTCAGGCGGGAACACCCCTCTAATCAATGCTCTGATTGGCTATGGTTTTTTCCTATCTAAACGTGGAACGCCTCATGGCGAAAGCGACGAAGTTAAGCAAAAAGCGGACTGTAAGAATATTGCTATGATGCTTATACGTAAGGGAGCCGACGTCAATGCCAGAAATGATAATGGAGTGACCCCCCTGCACAGAGCCGTCGAAGTTGACGACATAGAACTATTTGAGATGCTACTCTCTGCTCCTGGAGCTGATATCAATGCACTTGGCATGGATGGAGGCACACCGTTGCATAGTGCAGCACTGGAGGCAGAGGTCAATATGGTTAAGTTCCTATTGGATAACGGCGCCGATGTAAACGCCAGGAACGAAGACGGTGAGACCTCTTTGGCGGTGATAGAGGAATGGGTGGCTGAATGGGGAGAAGAAGAGGACGATGCAGCGGTTATCAGAATGCTGCGTGCCGCTGGCGGGACACGGTAGTTAGGACACATAGATAGGGGGCAAATGAAATGGACCCAAACAGCGTTCTTATCCTCACCTGGCTCGGTGGCCTTTTCTTTCTGGTAGTAGGATTTATCTTGATGGCACTGGCCGTGATGGTAGGCAATATCTTGTCTACCAAGTGGTGCCAAAAGCGATATCCACAGGCTGTCCAAATAGCCCAACAACCACCATTACCACAGTCAAGGCGAAAGGTTGCAACAAACTACAAAACTCGTGGCCAGGATCCATTTAAACAGTCGCAGGCGAAATGGAGATGAGCCGTTGGTCACCGTGAGAAGTATAACGATCAGCTTCGGCCATAGCCAATCGCCGAACTACGATGCCGCAGTTGCCCTCGCCAGAAAGGCAGACGACTATGAATCCATGGGTGACGAGCACGTCGCTCGCTACACCTTCGAGCACCTGCCAGCGGCCGAGCGCCTGGCTGGCATGGTCCGCAACTGGAAGACGACAAGTCTGGCGTGCAATGGGGAAGAGCTCCCCGCGAGCGAGTTCTACAAGATACGCCATATCTACAAATGCTGGTGTCGGGCCAGGGCTATGCCGCGCACCGACGTCTTCTGTCGCGGCTTCCACGATGTCCGCCGGCTACCGCAGGACCTGGTTTACAGAGCGATGTCGCAGTGCCGGCAGTTTCACCTGGGCGGAAGGGGCTTCTCATGGCTGGATTACGGCGAGATGAAGGAGGATCTGCTATTGCATCTCGACAAGGATCTCTTGAAACAGCTGGTGGACAATGAGATGCATAGGACGCGGGCGTACGCCTGTCCGCTGTTCGATCTTGGGAGATTGGGGGAATCTATCGAGGGGCTGCCGGAAGCGGTGGATCCGGATGTGTTCTTGGTGATGCGGTAGAGAGGAGGTTTTATAGCAACTCGGCTGGCGAGGTTAGCAGCAACTGAAAGGAGATTGTGATGGCAAAAGAGATGTTCTGTCCGCTAACACGAGATAAGTGTCGTGCTAACTGCCTATTCTTTGACAGGGAGTCGCCCGACCTTGACTACTACGATGGAACGGTCGTGGCTTGGAAGCCTGAGAGATGTCACTTCTTCAAGGCCATAACTGGAATTCCAAATTCCCTGGATGGTATTGCTGGGGGGATAATGGCTGATTTAGATCTGATTGTAGGCGGCCTAAGCAAGATTGCCACAGAAATGCCAGGTTCGTAGTAGGTCGAAGCAGGCAATCTGGCTTGCGGGCAACAACAGAGGAGGATGGACATGGTAAACATCGAGGAAAACGCGACGGCAATAGTGGTAGCGATGATTGAGAACTTGCCGCAAGTCCCGAAGAACAAGATTAGTACATTGGACGAGCTCAACGAATATGTTACAGGGGCGTACAAAGCAGTGGTTGAAGCCATGAGTGCCAAGCACCCAAGTTCTCATGTTGCCTCTGCTGCATCAATTGGTACTTCTAAGAAGCGTGTGAAGTAACTGCCTTATGATCTGTATCGGTGGAGGCGGGATAATAGCATGACGGAGGACGTAACAAAGAGAACTGCTGACAGTGATTCATTTCAAATTGAGACAGTTAAAAGCATAGTCGATCTAGCCGCTCGAGAGTATGGGAAGGAGTTGGAGAGGAGAGGTATTCTAGAAGGGAAAGCCGCAACGCTACTGGGCTTCAGTGGCGTCATCACGAGTATCGCTACGGGCATTGGCGCATTCGCATTAAAAGCTGGCTTCTTTGAAACAACGGACCTGAGAGACGCCTTTACGCGCGCGTACCTTGCATCCGTTTTGTTTTTCGTCGCAGCAGTCATTTCTTGTCTTGCGGCTCTTGTCCTGGGTGATTACCAATATGTTGAATTGGACAAGCTTGTCAGCTCCAAGTTCTTCGAGAAGGATGAGTTGGACTATTTAATTTTGGTTGCCAAATTATACAGAGGCATGATGCGCAAGGACGGAAAGAAAAACGACTTCAAATCCAATGTTCTTTTCTGTGCATTTGTTCTCATTGGAATTGGGACCTTATTTCTACTCGCTGAAGCTGTACTAGTGTCCATAAACTTCACTTGCTGAAGGGAGTTTTCAATGAATGGAAACGGTGAAGAAACTAACGGAATACCGACGATTGGAAAACCAGTATATAAGGAAAGCAGAGAAATGCCGACAATAGAACCGGCAGAGCCACCAGTAGAGCCGACTCCGCCTGAGCCACCAGTAGAGCCGACTCCGCCTAAAGAGAACAAACAATGATGCTGAATAACGATGATGAGCCGATTCTAGAAACCGGAGAGATAGAAATCTCAACGGTGGGTAAAGCCACGTTAAAGCCTAAACGAGGCAAGACTTGGGTTCTCGGTGATACCATGCCAAGGCACCGTAGAGCAGCTGTATCTAGCTCGAAGACGTCTCGTGATTTATCACGGGCTAGAAGATATGGAGCCCCAGTACCAACGACAACTACTTACCATGTTTTACCAAGGCAACGTACAGGGTGGGAAGTTAAAAAGGAAGACGCGAAAAGGGCTTCTATGATTGCTGAAACGAAATCGGTTGCTGTCGCTAGAGCAAAGGATCTCACTAGGAAAAGGAAAGGTAGACTTGTCGTTCACAAGAGAGACGGAACTATTCATTATGAACGAAACTACATGAGAAGCTGATGATGGAACCCTGGAAAAACAAGCTCTATTTCGGTGACAATCTGGACATCATGCGGGAGTTCATCCCGGATGAGTCCGTTGACCTGATCTACCTGGACCCACCGTTCAATTCCAAGGCCACCTATAACATGCTGTTCAGCGAGAAGAACGGCACGCAGTCGGCAGCGCAGATCACGGCGTTCGAGGACACCTGGCACTGGGGTTACGAGGCGGAGGACGCGTTCCAGGAGATCGTGACTGGCGGTTACGGCAAGCTGCCGGCGTTGATGAACGCCATGCGCGAGTTCCTGGGATCCAACGACATGATGGCGTACCTCACCATGATGGCGATCCGGCTGGTGGAGATGCATCGGGTGTTAAAGGACACGGGGAGTATCTATCTACACTGTGATCCGACGGCGAGCCATTACCTGAAACTGGTCATGGATGCGGTGTTTGGTATCAAATGCTTCCGAACTGAAATCATATGGAAACGAAGCAGCGCGCACAGCGACACGAAACAGGGACGCAAGCAGCACGGGCACATCCACGATACGGTTCTCTTTTACACGAAGGGTAAGGAGTGGGTCTGGAATCCTCAATACACTGATTATGACCAGAGCTACCTTGATTCATTCTATAAGCATATCGAGGAAGGAACAGGTCGCCGGTATCGACTTGGCGACCTCACCGCAGCAAAAGCAGGCGGTGATACGAGTTATGAATTTCTAGGGGTGAGGCCACACCAGGGCAGATACTGGGCATACTCAAGGGACAAGATGGAACAAATGCTCAAAGCTGGAAGAATAATTCAGACAGCCCCCGGAAACATGCCTTGTTACAAACGCTATCTTGACGAAATGCCAGGTGTTCCTTTGCAAGACATATGGACCGACGTCAAGCATGTACCAGCTCAATCCAAGGAAAGAATGGGATACCAGACACAGAAACCCGAAGCGCTTCTTGAACGTATGATCTTGTCGAGTAGCAACGAAGGCGATGTTGTTCTTGACCCATTCTGTGGCTGCGGAACTACAATTGCCGTTGCCGAACGCCTTCACAGGCATTGGTTCGGCATTGATATTACCCACCTTGCAATAACACTCATGAAGAACCGTCTTGAGGATTCATTTGGCGACGAACTCTCCCCGTGCGAAGTAATCGGTGAGCCGAAAGACCTGGCCAGCGCCAAGGCACTCGCAGAAGAAAACCGTCATCAGTTCGAGTGGTGGGCGCTCAGCCTGGTTGACGCCAGGCCATCGAAGGACGCTCGCAAGAAAGGCGCTGATCAAGGCATCGACGGGCGCATCTTCTTCTTCGACGATGAGAGCGGGAAGGCAAAGCAGATCATCATCCAGGTGAAGAGCGGGCATGTTTCAGTATCTCAGATTCGTGACCTTAAAGGCGTCCTTGATCGGGAGAAGGCGCCGATAGGAGCGTTCATCACCCTGGATCAGCCGACGGGGCCAATGAAGAAGGAAGCAGTTGAGGCGGGCTTCTACGAGCCCGAGCACTTCCCCGGTAAGAAGTACCCGAGGATGCAGATCCTCACTATCAAGGAGCTCTTGGCGGGAAAGGAACTCAAGTATCCGCGGCTGGCACCCGAGGCGACGTTCAAGAGGGCCACGAGGAAGGCTAAGGCGGGTGAGCCAACAACTGAGGCGATGTTCGAGAACGGGATTCCTGCCGAAGACGAAGACGGTTGATAACGATGAAGCTCACAAGATGAAGCTGCAGGAGGTATCTTAGTGAAGCGCTGGGGAGTCATTCTATTCGCCTTATCCGTGTGCCTGCTTGCGGCCAGTTGCGGCGGGACGCCAACGCTTGTGATAGACAAGATCATCGGTGCGGGGCCTGTTGATTACATGATAACTGGTATCGCTGCTACGAGAATGATAGAGAGCCCGCGAGAAGTGTTTAGCCCAGAAGCGGGCTTAACGTTAGAGACGGACGAGATCCATTCGCAAAGGGGGATGTTTCTTGTCGTAACATATAATGTGAAGAACGAGAGTGACAAGAATGCTGTTGCTCCTGAGCCCCAGATAAGGACTGCTGAAGGGGTGACCTATCCATGTCAAGCCAAAGCGATGTTCATGGCCTTAAATGAGGCCGGGATTGAGCCGGCTGGATCATCTATTGGCACCGAGTTGAAATCCCTGGAGTTAAAGGGGAACGTATACGGGATATACGACCTCCCGAACCTGAAAGACCTCGAGATCGTTATTATGGACGGTTACGAGGTGTCTGGAGCAGCAGACAAGTTGACCAATGCTACGGGCAAGGGTAAGGCGTACAAGATTGAGGCTTCTCCGGAGATTTGCCAGAAAGCGACGATAGATATGACGACCATCGTGTTTGGCGAGGTGGAGATTCTGGAGTAGTGTTGTATTGCTTGGGGGAGTTTAGTCAGGCGGGGCGACGGTATACTCGGCAAGGTGGTAGTATTGTTCGGAAGGCACAAAGTGACTCTAGTTGGCGGAAAGCATTTGACAAGTGATAATATTGTATATAATATCACATGCCCTGGTGGATGCTAGTGGATATTAACGATCCATTTATCCAGAAGGCTCTTCTGGGTGAGTGTAAGAACTTCCGTTATAGGGAAGTTAAGGACTTCATTGAGCGGCACGAAGACGAGCTTGGTTACAGTATAGGAAAAGAGGATAAGATAAAGATTGTTATCAAACACGTCGATCCATCGAATCCCTTGATATCTTTTGTGAAATTTGAAAAACCCCATGGAGGAGAGAAGTTTATCGACAAGAGATATATTCGCGATTTTATTAGAGATCTTAGTAGGGCTGGCCGCATTACTGAAAAGGAGAACGATGATGATCAATAATCTTGATTATTACATGGAGCTCCCATACGCATACAAGATTTCCCCAGATCCCGAACTTGGTTTCTTCATTGAGATACCCGAATTACCGGGGTGTCGTGGCGACGGACGCACAATCGAAGATGCCGTTGAGGACATAACAGAGACGAAGCGTCTGTGGCTGGAAACTGCACTTGATCAGGGGTATGAAATCCCACTTCCACAAGAAGAGCGTGAATACGGAGGGCAATTCTTGCTGAGAATGCCGAAGTCTTTGCACCGCGCTCTAGCTGAAGAGGCGGAGTGGGAGGGCACTAGCATCAACCTGTACCTCAATACGCTTATCACTGAAAGCAGGCACATCAGAGCCACAACGCGAACTCAAAGGCTAGTCGATAAGATCCATGACAAACTCAAGGTGACGAACCGGATCATAGAGTCTTGGGTAACAACTACAGAGACCCCTGGAGTGGCACAGACGGTTCCACCGGATAATATTAAAACCGGACACCTAGAACTCGCAGACACGGCTTAGCCGTATTGGATGGATACTATGAGCGATAAGGAATCAAAACAACGCGAGGAAAATGATGCTGAGGCTCGTTATCAGGCCATGATGAGAGAAATCGAGCTTAAAACAGTTCGCTTCATTGATGCATCAGTAACAAGGGATCCGGACCTGGAGATTGGGTCCTCTTCTATCAATGTAGAAAAGAAAACAGAGTATGCAATTAACGACGATGACAAAAAACTCTTTAGGTTCAATGAGCATATTGATCTGAAAGCAGTGTTGGAAGACTCGGAGAAAGAGATCTTCACCCTGTCTGGTTCTCTGCTACTTTATTATCACAGTCCCATTGAAGTAGATTCAGAGATTCTTGAGATGTTCGCTAGTAGAAACTTGAGCATCCATTCATGGCCATATCTCCGCGAGTTCACCCAGAGTATGAGTGCCCGTATGGGTTTGCCCCCAATTCTTCTACCCCTTCTACTTCCAAAGGGACATGCGGAGTAATTCAACTTGCTGATTCCCTGTCACACCCCTATGCCATAATTGCCCCCGTTAACAGCAACTCGGCAGATCCGGGGGATATGAGCCACCAGACGAGCGCCAAGACCGCAGCCCTCTTAGCCCTCACCGGCCAGGAGAAGCCACCCATCAGCGTCCACCAGGTCGCCTCCGACATGAACATCACTGTCGAGCGCGTGGAACTCCCCCCGACACAGCCAGGCTTCGCCGCCCGCATCCGCGATCGCTGGTTCATCTTCGTCAACTCGGCCCACTCCCCCAGGCGCCGCCGCTTCACCATTGGCCACGAGCTGGGCCATATCGCCCTCGAGCACCAGGGAATCGTATTCCTGTTCAACGGGGAGCCCCGGCATATGCGGATATCCGCCAACCGTTTCGCCGCCGAACTCCTCATGCCCAGAAACCTGGTGCATCAGGAGCACGCCATAGCCGCCGCGATTGACATGAGTATACGGGACCTGGCGGACACATTTCTTGTGGACAGGCGAGCCATGGAGATCCGGCTCAAGGAACTATCGCTCGAGCTTTGATCTGTTGTCAGCGGCCGGAGGTACAATAGGATCATGAAGCAGGTACATGGCTACATCCGCGTCTCCCGCGACCGCGACAAGGAAAAGTTATCCCCGGAGATCCAGCGCCGGCGCGTCTCCGACTACTGTAAGAGCAAGCGCTGGACCCTCCTGGAGATCTTCGAGGACGTGGACATCCCCAGCATCCCGTTCGAGGACCGCCCAGGGTGGGAGGCCCTCACAGAGCGAATAGACGAGTGCGACGTAATCGTGGCCACCGAGTTCACCCGCGTAGGCCGATCTCTCCGGGAAACCCTCAACAGAATCCACGAGCTTAACGAGGCCGGCAAGGACATCGTCGCCATCGACGACGACATAGATACCACGAACGCCATGGGCAAGGCCGCGCTCCACATGGCACTCCTGCTGGCGCAGTTCGAGCGGGACCGCCTGAGCGAGCGTCTCCAGGCCATGCACGGCCAGATAGCGCGTGAGGGCCGCTGGTCCGGCGGGATCACGCCGTTCGGCTATGAATACGTCCCAGGCGGGGGGATGCTCGTTATCGACGAGGAAGAGGCTAAGACCGTCCGGGAGATCTACCGGCTGAGGGACGGGGGCATGGGGATCACCGCGGTTGTGAAAGAAATGGCATCTCGCGGGATCCCGGGGCGCCGGGGCCGCATGAACTACACGTCGGTGAAGCAAATCCTCAGAAACCCCACCTACGTCGCCAAGCGCGTATATAACGGCGAGACCTACGACATGGGTCACGAGCCGATCATCCCGCTCGAGCTATGGGAGCGGGTCCAGGCCAGGAACCGCTTGGCCGGCAGACAGAACTCAAACAGGCGCTACCTGCTGTCTGGCTTCCTGGTGTGTGGGGATTGTGGCTCCAGGATGAACCACCAGACGGCCGGTATCCAGGGGGGCAAGCGCAGGGGAATGTTCGTTTGCCGGCAGGCCAAGGAGTTCCGGGAAGGGCGGCTGATAACGATCGAGGACCACTTAGCCCACGAGTGGGTCACTGAAGCGGTGTTCAGGAGGCTGGACGAGAAGAAGCTCGAGGCCAGGAAAGAGCGGGTCAGGAAGCGGGCCCCGAAAAAGAAGTCCAGGATAGAGGGCTTGCGCCGCCAGGCTGAGAAGGTGAATCGGTCCATTGACAGGCTGATGACCGACTACTACGACGCGGATCCGCCCATGATGACCGCGGACCAGTTCCGAAAGAAGAATACGGAGTTGCTCACGGCCCGGGCGGAGATGTTAGCCGAGATACAGGAGCTCGAAGACAGGGCTCGGCTGGATAACGTGGTTCTCCTGGCGGATCCGAGCATTGTCAGGCAAATGAGAGACAGCTGGGGGGGCATGACCCTGGAGGAACAGCGGGAGGTCCTTCGACTTTTCCTCGAGGAAGTAGTGGTGAACCCGGGTCGTGGCAAGGAGCGGATACGGATAAAGTGGAAGTAG